ATGAGTAAAAATTTAGGTAGAATGCCAAAGTATATTGGCACAAAAGTAGTTCATGCAATGCCTACGACTTTGACAGAAGCACAGAAAGTGCTTGGTAGAGAAATTAAGCCGGCAACCGTTGAGAAAGATGGCTACTTAGTAGAGTACAAGGACGGATATAAGTCTTGGTCTCCTAAGAGTGTGTTTGAGGAAGCATATCGTAAAGTAGGCTCTGTTACCTTCGGTGGTGCTATTTACTTACTGAAGGCTGGTCTTGCTGTAAGACGCAAGGGATGGAATGGTAAGGGCTTGTTTGTTGTTAAGCTGATTCCTTCACATATTGAAGGCGGTATCATCCCTAAGATTCAGTCGCTGCCTCAGTCTGTTAAGAACATTCTGCTAAGTCGTGAGAATGCGCACATTGATTATACCAATCAGATGTTGATAATCAATTCTGAGGGTCGTGCTGATTCTTGGGTTCCTTCTTCATCTGATATTTTTGCTGAGGATTGGGAGGTTGTTGAAACCGAAGTGTGTGAGGATTCTTGTCCTGATTGTGCAGCTCCTTCTGCTTCTTCTGATGAATATTTGAAGAAGAGATATGCTAAGTAAATCTGCTGAATACTACAGAACACACCAAGCAGCTAGGGAGCGGAAAAAGCGTTATGATACTCGCTTTGAGTCTTCTCCTTCGCAAAAGGCTAAGCGTAGGGAGTTGGCTCGTCATAATGCCGAACACGACAAGAAGTATGGGGCAGCTTCTCGCAAAGGGATGGACGCAAGTCACACCAAGTCAGGTATCAGGTACAAACCTTCATCTGTCAATCGAGGCTCAAAAACAGACATGGCTGGAGATAGAAGGGCAAGAGGTGGTCGCTGATAGTGATAAAAAAATAGGGAGTGCTCACGCATTCCCTATTGTCGTCCTAATAATCTTTTAACCTTAATCAAAAACCTATAACCCAAAAACTTATGAAATGTATTAAAAGCACAACACTAACCTTCTTCTTCTGACATCTGTTTCAACTTCTCGGTGAGAGCATTGTGAACCTCACGCTTATCATCAAGAGTGACATTCTGTAGCTTAGGACAGTTGAACTCCAATATCTTGATGAATGATGTGACCTTATCCTTCGGCTCACATTTATTCCAAGCAATAAGGAAGTCTTCCCAAGCCTCTCTTGTAAAGCCAGCACACAACTCACGAAACTCCTTTGTGATAGGAGACTCGTAGCCTTTCTGTTTTCCGCCAGTCTTCGCTCGACCTTTCTCGAACTGACCTTTAGTATTTCTGCCTGCTGCCATTTTCAAAATTATTTTGCTGCAAAGATAGCTATATCCTGATATGTGCTAACCTTATCCATTAACTTTGCAGATACCTTAATTAATAGATAAGGTTACTATAATATAAGGTATGATTATCTTTGTATCATTATTAATAATTTATAATTTCATATATATGATAGGTGCATTAATAGGTGCTGGGCTTAGCGTTGCAAGCAGTATCGCTGGCGGTATAGCTAACCGCAAGGCGAGAAAAAAGCAGGAGCAGATGCTTGCCCAGCAGCAGAGAGATAATCAGGCATGGTATGACAGGAAATATAATGAAGACCCTACCAAACGTGCCGATACAGTAAGATTGCTCACTCAGATGCAGGAGCAGATTAAGAACAGAAACCGAGCAGCTAAGGGCAGACAAGCCGTAATGGGCGGTACGGAAGACTCCACTACTGCGGTGAAGGAGGCTAACAACAAGACCCTTGCTGATACGACTTCACAGATTGTAGCTGCAAACGAAGCTCGCAAGGATGCTATCGAGCAGCAGTATCAGCAGAATAAGCGTTCAATTCAGGGACAACAGATGCAGATGGAAGCCGAGAAGTCTGCTGATACTGCCAATGTTGCTGCTGGTGTGGCTGGTACTGCTGCCAATATCGCTGCTACGCTTGATAGTGGTGGCGGAAGTAGCAAGGCTCCTAAACGTCCTGGCGTGGCATCGCCTACCGATGCAGATATGGCTAACTTGGATGCCAAGGTTGGTGTTGCTCCTACTCAACAGCAAGTAGCGAATGACTTGAATAATATGGTTGGTGACAATGCACCCAAAAAAATCAAAGCATAGCCCATGAAAGCGTCAGATATGTTAAGGAACAACAATGGCTTGAAGACTACACAGAGTGTACTCAACAAGCAGCAGAGTGGTGTGGATGCTGCCCAAAAGGCGAGTCCTGAGCAGATGAACATGAACACCGCACAAGCTATGTTGCAAGGGAAAGGAGAGCAACTTACTCCTCCAAAGGATGCGCACGAACAGGCTGCAAGGATGAACCAGCAGACTGCTGAGGGTATGCTGAATGGCTCTATTCCTACAGACAAGCCTTACGTTCCTATCGTGAAGAAGGATGAGCCTCAGCCTAAGCAGCTATCTTATGCGGACATGTATAAGATGCTGAATCCTGAGCGTGAGGAGACTGCTGAACAGAAGGCGAATAGAGAGAAAAAGGAACGCACGAAGGCTCGTATCGCTGCACTTGGTGATGGTCTCCGTGCGCTCTCTAATATCTACTTTTCGACTAAGGGAGCCAAGGTGGTACACAATCCTGAGTCGGATATGACAAAGGTTGTGAACAAGCGCAAGGAGTACATGGATGCTCAGAGAGAGAAGAATCGGGCGGCATGGCTAACTGGTTATCAGAGGGCGATGGCTCTTGATGAGGAAGCTCGAAAGAATAACCTGACTCTTGCCGAGCAAATCAGGTATCACGATATGATGAACGAAAATAATAAGGCGAAGAACGACCAAGGACAGCAGCGAATTGATCAAGGTAACAGAAGACTTGACTTATCGAAGATGAAGTATCAGACTGATGCTGATTACAAGAAGTCTATCTTGGCTATCAAGAAGGCTCTGGCTGACGGACAGATTTCTCACTGGCAAGCGCAGGAGGCTATACAGCGTATGAATGCTGAGACTGGTCGTATGCGTGCTAACAAGTCGTCGGGCGGTGGCAGTTCAAGAACTGGCTCATACTCAGGAGAGGTAGATGAGTACATGGATTTAATGGAAAAAGACCCTGAGGGTATGGCTGAGGCTGCAAGGGAAGTGAAGAAGATGGGTTACTCACCGAAGACCGCGGCTGGGAAGAAGGCTCAGAAGATTGCTTATCAGCGTAAGCATGGTAAGACTAAGCAGAATCATACACCATCTTCATCATCCAACAAGGGTGGTAAGAAGAAGACTGGTGTGAACTGGTAGTGTTAATTAATAATATACATATATCATGGCAGAAAGACCATTATACACTTTATATAAGAATCTGAAAGCGCAGAACTATGATGTGCCTGATGATTACAACAAGTTTGAGAGTGCGCTGACAAGAGATGGAAAGGGCGGTGCGGATAACAGACACGCTATCTACGAGAACTTAAAGGCTCAGAACTTCGATGTTCCTGATACCTATGAGCGTTTCTACTCTGCACTCTTTGTACCTCGTAGTAGGACATCTTCAAGGGCGAAAGGTGGTAGTGTACCTATGAGTGCTGCTGACCGTGCTCGTTTTTCGGCTGGAGCAGCAGCTATCTCGGCAAGTGCAAAGCAGATAGTTAATAATGCTGGAAGGTACAACAGACTAAAACAACGCAAGCAGAAGCAGCAAAAGGATTTCGGTCGTGTGAACTTGGGTACACACCTGACTCCTTATGGTGGTGATGCTAACAATGTAGTTAAGGATGAGTTCGCTTACAATCCTGAGACGGGCAAGGCTGGGGCATACGTTATCTCGGACAATGATAATGCCTATACTCAGAATGAAGCTGAGCAGAAACAAGCTATCCTAGATGAGCAGAATAACGCTTATCAGCAAGCGGTAGATACTGGCGAGATTCCTTCTGCCTTCGATGTTCGTGACAAGAACGGCAACTATGACTTGCAGGAGAACATCGGAAAGAATGGAACCTACCTTACTGAGGAAGGTGCTCAAAGGCAGTTTGACAAGAAACTGGCTGATGCCTATGCCCGAAAGAAGGAGATTGAGGCTCTTATCGCTGAGGATAATCGCCAACACGGAAATCCTTTGCTCTCTTATGGTGCTAGTATCGGTGCAGGTAACGGAAGAACTGCTCAGCAGAGTGACTATAGAAATAAGTTGGCAACCTCTCTTTCTCTGGTTACTAAGCAGATTGGTGCGCTTGAAGCGGTGAAACAATATCCTACAAGTAGCTGGGGAGAGGATGCCTTGAAGGCTCTTGACAATACTGTATTCACGGCTAAGACTTGGGATTTTGGTCTGACTGACTTCGCTACCATGGGGCAGATGGAACGTATCAAGACAAAGATGGATAACAATATTCCTCTCTCTGGTTCTGACAAGATTCTCCTGAAGAGTAAACTGGGTGCGGATGCTGCTGCGGCTCTCGAAGACGAGAAGATGGGTAATATCTATCGCTGGACGAAGATTGCAGGGCAGAGTCTCCCTTTTATGGCTGACTTCTTCCTGACTGGAGGCTATGGTGGTATTACCAAGGGAATCAGTAGTGGAGCGTTGAAGTTTGCTGCCAAGCGTGGCATGGGCAAGGTGAGTGCTGCAATCTTGAAGAACACAGGTATTGTTGCTGGCGATGTTATTGGCTCGTATGCGATGGCTGGAACAGAACAGGCGATGAAGACTGGAGCAGACATCATGCAGCGACATCTGGGTAATCTGTATCAGGATGAGAAGGGTGACTATAAGTTCGGCACCTTTGACGAAAACGGAAACCTCCTGCATGAGGGTGGCGAGTCCATTGGTACTTCACTCTATAAGGGTCTGACCTCTGCAATGGTAGAGAACTATACAGAAAAACTTTTCGGTCACAACTATGGCATCAAGAAGGGTGCTATCGCTGCGATGGAAAAGCATGGAATGGATGGGACTGCACAGTTCTTCAAGAATATCGGAAAGAGTGGATGGTACACTAATTCCAAGAAGTGGATGGAGAAGTTCGGTATCAATGGTTTCGGTGAGGAAGTGATGGAGGAGGAGATTGGTATTCCTCTTCACGCTTTACTGGATGGAGATAATAATTTCTCCGACCTTGGTGATGCCAAACAACAACTCGACATTATCGGTGGCATGGCTATCTCTGTTGGCTCTATGTATGCGATGGGTGCTGGCTCCCGACCTATAAAAGGCATCTACAATCGTGCTCAGTACTACCGATTCCGCAACAAGGTTAACGTGGCTGATAACGATGCACAGAGTCTTTTTGGCGATAACTGGGCAGACATCAAGGACAAGATAGACAATGCAACCAACGAGCAGATGGGTGGTGTGCTCGCTGATATTCTCAGACAGAGAGATACCATGAACAAGGAGCAGATTAATGCTGCTGTCAACTATGGCGTGAACCTGATGAAGATGCGTGGCTACAATATTGCAAAGACTGCTGAAATGAATGCCAAGGAGATTGCCAATGAGCCTACAACACCTGAGGAACAGCATCAGGCAGATATTGACAATGCTTATTCTGAGGGGCATGATGCAGATGATGCAGACAAACACAATATCCAGTTGGAACAGAATGACAAAGCAAATGAACTTGCAGCCATGTTGCATATTACTCCAGAGCAGCTACATGATATGGCAGATGAAGACTTGGAAGCTATGACTGGTCAGAATGATAAACTTGACCAAGCTATCTACGATTACCAAGTATCTACTGCCAAGTATCAGGGTGTGATGGATGGAGCACAAAACGAAGTTGATATGGCAGCACATCAGGCGGCTATGGAAACGGATAACATGACTGACCTGAGTCGTGGAACCGTCCGTAAGGCAACCATTAAAGCAACTGGTGGCTTGGAAGACTACGAGGTGTATATCATAAGTGGTAATATCGCCACTCATGATGATGGCTCTATTGACGTGGGTAATAGTGATGATATGATTATCTACTATGACCCGACAACTGGCAGAAAGGAACACGCTGATGCCATGATGTTCGCTGACCTCATCGAAGAACTCCCTGCTGCTGACGTGAAGGCTCAGGCTATTAATGATGCAAAGGAAAATGCTATCAAGAAGATTGCTGGCATCATTGATGGAACCGTTGAAGTTGGCTCCCAGTTCTCTGTTACTGATGCAGATGGAACAGAACATACTTACGAGGTGCTTGCAGACAATGGCGATGGTACTGCCATGATTACTATTGATGGTAATGTACCTACAGAACTTGTTAAGGGCGAAAATGTACAGATACCATATTCTTTTGCAGAATTGCAGCAGATGAAAGACTTGGAAGATCAGAAGAGACTGGAAGCTGCCAAGGCTGAACGTGAGCAGATAGAGAAAGAACGTGCTGAACAGCAGACTCAGGAGACAGAAGAGACTCAACCTTCATTTGATTTCAATCAGATTCTCAATGATGATGGCAACGTTGTGCTCGTTGATGTACTTGATGAGGATGGTAATACCAAATACCCTGACTCTAAGTTATTCCTTATCCGTGATACTGGTGCCAAGGCTAAGGTGGTTGAGTTGAAGAGTGATGGTACTATTGTTCCTCATGCTGTGAACAAAGAAGATGTGGCTAAAATCTCTTCTATGTCGCTCGATGAATACAAAAAAGCTATGCCTGAATCCTCAATGATAGAGGATAATAGTGGAGAGAATAGAGGTGAGAAAGAGGTGGAGACTCCGACAATAGAGGGCGAGACTGTTGCTCCTGCTGAGGAGACCGCTGCTCCTGAAACTACTGAGACTCCTGCAACAGAACAGGCTCCTGCTACTCCTGCCATGACTCTTGAAGATGGTACTGAGGTTCCAATGCTGGAGGATGGCAATCCTGACTTCTCTAAGTTGACTGCTGAACAGACTGCTGAGTTGTATGACTCTCAGTTTGGTGAGGATGCAGATGGTATCGTGTCTGGATATGTGTCTGATGCAAAGAAGGCACTCGACAAGGCTAACAACATGACCGTGAAGGGTAAGACTTTCGTGGAACAGAAGGCTGCTAAGCAAGCCAAGGAGAAGGCGATTGCTGATGCTCAGGCGGCTTATGACTCTGCTGTCGCTATCCGTGATGCCTATAATGAGCGACAACTATCCAAGGTGGAAGATACTCCTGATGGCAGAAGAAACCTGATTGAGAAGGCAAGAAGAAAGTTTGCTCGATTGAAAAGTGCGGTAAAGGATGATGCTGAGGCGGTTGCTCAAATCTATAAGGAGACGGTTGGCTCTCTCCTTCATCGTCTGTATGATGGTACAGGCATTGATGTGACAGATACCAATCCGCTTACTGCTGAGGAGTATGTAGCAAGTAATCTCAGTGCTCACACTCTCAACTATGATGGGACAGAAACAAGCAAGGGTGTTAAGCAGGAAACTGGATTGAGTAGAGAAGACTTTGCCAAGACCCAGTTGCTCGCTGCTGATGGCAAGGGTACTACCATTGACAACCTTGTGCATAGCTTGTGGGAAAATCGCCCATCCAACCTTGATTCGCTCAACACTCAGGATATTCGTAACGCACTTATCGGTGTACTCACAAGTGGGTTCAAGGCTTCGGAAGCAAGAAGTTATGTTGAGAATATTCGTATCGCTCAGGCAGAGAAACTCATTGAAGAAGAAAGGACTGCTGCTGAGAATGCCGCATATTACGAGCAGCAGAAAGCTAAGGAGGAGGAAGAAAAGAAAAAGGCTGAACTGGAGAAGAAAGCAGAAGAGGAAAAGAAAAAGGCTGAGGAGAATATAGATTTACCAGCTATTGATAAGCAAGGAGAACCTATTAATAACAATATTATAGAACTTGCAAAATGGGCAAAGAAGCAAGGCTTAGAGATAGACCCTACATCTAAGTTAAATAGCTACGCTGATTTGTTCTTGATGTGCAAAGATGGCTTTGGTGTTAGCACTCTTGTTCCTGATGAGGGCAAGAATATAAACCAAGTAATTTATTTCCCAGACAATGCGGAAGTCGTTGAGCAACTCGGAAAACTGCAAGAGGAGTTCAATGCAGGACGTGACCTTAAACACTCTTCTAATATAGATAGCGAAATCACAGAAGGTGCAACGTTCTATGATGCCGATACTGCTAGAGAGTTCAAAGAGTTTGTTGACAAGAAGGTTGAGGAACAGAATAAGGTGTTCGGTGAGCAGAGACCTGAGGAAGACCTTCCTTTCTCTGCTAGAGACAATGGCACACAGCAGACAACATCAGAGCGTGCTGCTGACGTGGAGAAGAATAAGGTGGATGATATGAAGGTCGTTGACAATATCGTAGGGCAGAAGACTCGCAAGGCTTTCGAGAGACTGGCTAAGATGATGGGTGCCAACATTCAGTGGCAGTACTCTGACAAGTTGGGCAACGGCTGGATTCAGGAGACTACGGATGCCGATGGCAACGTGCATCGTACCATCTTCATCACTCTTGACTCTTCTATCACGGAAGGTGCTCAGTTTATCTTCGGTCATGAAATGACTCATCAAATCAAGAACCTGAACCCTGCTGCATACAATGAGTTGACTCAGCTTGTGCTTGATACCTATGGCTCTGATGCCTTCGACAAGGCGGTAGATGAGACCATGCAGAGATATTCTGATGCTGGATTCTCTGGACGTGATAGAGAATACTATGCTGAGGAGGTTGTTGCTGATTCGGTAGGTGAAATGATTCGTGACCTCAACTTGGCTCACACTCTCGCCATGAAGATGTCTCATCCTCTGCTCGCTGCTATCCATGAGATATTGCAGAAGATTAAGTTGGCATTCTTTGGCACAGAGTATAGCGATGTAACCAAGAACATCATCCGCTCTATCGAACAAGCCTACGTGAAGACTGCCAAAGGTGAGGTTACAAACTCCGAGACTGGTGAAGATGTTTCCTTCTCTCTCCGTCAAAAGCCTGAACCTAAGAAGAAGGGCATCGGCTACAAGGTGTTCGTATTGAAGGATGGCAAACTCTATCCACCTATGGTAGCGAACCCTAATGGTGCTGCTACTCCAGTTGGTGTGTGGCTCGATGCTGATGCGGCTCCTATTGCAGGAGAAAGCAAAACTGGCAGACCTCAGGTTAAGCAGGGCGGTAAGGGAACACAAGGCGGTAGCGGTAAGTTAGCCTATCGACCAGGCTGGCATCTTGGTGTAGTGCCTTACGCTATCCAGTTCAACCGCAAGGATGCTGAGGGCAACAAGACTCTCTTCCCTAAGAACTTCGTCTTCGCTGAGGTGGAGTATGCTGCTGATGTAGATTATCAGGAGGAAGCTCGCCAAGAGGGTATCAATCCATCGGGCAAGTATCAGCACTCACTCGCTGGCTTGAAACATTTGCCTACTGATGGCTATTATATGTATCGTACCAACCCGAACCCTGAGACTGACCCTTGGGTGATTACTGGTGCGATGAAGGTGAACCGTTTATTGACCAGAGCAGAGCAAGCGGAACTTGTGAAGAATGCTGGTCGTGAACCTCAGCAGATTCAGGAGGGCGATATTGTTACTGATGATGTTGTGAACAGCATCAATCAGGAGATAGCTGATGCTCCTAAGTTCTCCATCAAGACCTATCATGGCTCCCAAGCCTCATTCGACCACTTCGACCACTCCTTCATGGGTAGTGGTGAGGGTGCTCAGGCTTACGGATGGGGAACTTATGTGAGCGAAGTGGAAGGTATTGCCAAGGCTTATGCTAAGCAGAATAGCGCAAAGCGGAATACTGAATACTCTTCTGCAAAGTTTGAGTATGACACAGCCAAGTCTTCTTATAACTTCGCAAAAGGTACTTACGACTTCCGTATGCAAGATATAGACAAGTTGAATAATACACTAAAATGGGCTAAGGAACAACTTGTCAAAGCTAAGGAAAGCAATCGCAAGAATTGGATTGATGAGTTCGAGGCGAGAGTGGCTGACACAGAAAGAGCTTTGAAAGAGAACCAAGATAAGTTGCAGGATGAAAAGGCTGAAATGGGTAAGGCGAAGAAAGAAATGGATGAGGCAAAGAAACGTCTTGATGCCATTCCTGAGCCTGAGCGTAATCTTTACACCGTTGAGATTCCTGACGATACTGGTAGTAACTATATTGAATGGGACGGAAAAGCACCAGACGGATTGAAGGAGAAGGTTCTTGATAGATTGTACAATGAGCGCAGAGAGGACTTCGTGGATAAAATGCGCAAAGCAGGATTTAACGATGATCAGATTAAGGAAGAGGCTGATTACACCGTCAACAAGGAGGAAATGGCTGACACATACCTTAAGCATTCCGCTACTGGTGGTGGTCTGTATCAGGATTTGTCTTATTACTTAGGAGAACAGAAGAAAGCTAGCCTATTCCTTAAGGATATGGGAATTGATGGTGTGAAGGTTATCGCCAAGCGCAACGCTGGTGGCAACAAGGAAGGCAAGATGAACTATGTTATCTTTGATGAGAACAACGCTCAGATTACTAATCACACCAAGTTCTCTCTCCGCTTGAAATCTGCCATTGACGAGACAGAAACCAATCCATCTGACGCACAGAAAGAGAGTGGTAACTATAAGAAAGGACACATCAAGTTCGGTGGCTACGATTACACAATAGAAAATCCAAAGGGTTCAACTCGCTCAGGCAAGGATGCCGATGGCAAAGAGTGGAAAGTAACCATGCACGATACCTATGGCTATATCCGTGGTAAGTTTGGTAAGGATGGCGACCATCTGGATATGTTTATCAATGATAAAGCAGACCTTGATAATTGGAATGGTGATGTATTTGTCGTTGACCAAGTGAATCCTGATGGCTCGTTTGATGAGCATAAGGTAATGTATGGCTATGACTCCATGGATGATGCCAAAAAGTCTTATCTCGCCAACTATAGCGATGGTTGGCAAGGTCTTGGAAATATTACTGGAGTAAGTAAGGATGAGTTCGACAAGTGGCTTGATGCGAGCAATCGTAAGCTAAAGCCATTTGCTGACTATGCAAAGGTGAAGTTCTCGCAAGCGCAGTCTGTAGCTGAACCTCGCCAATCTTTGGATGATATTAAGCCAGTTGGTGTTGGTGCTTTTGGAAATATATACAATCAGTTCCGTGGAAAAGCTAAGGCTGCAATCGAGTTCTTGAAGAAGGTTCGTGGTGGAGAAGCTGTTGGTGCTCTTCATCATAAGGATATTGGTGATATTGATTTGGTATGGGGCAAAGAAGGAACTGGGCATAGTGATGGCTATGGTCTTTCTAAACTTGTGAAGTATCATCCTGAGGTTCTTGATAATTTGCAAGAGATTCTGAATGATATGCGTGTAGTTTCAAGTAGTAAGAATCGTGTAAACTTGGAAAGCGAAACCCATAAGGCTGGAGTTCGTCTTACTTGGGATGGAGAAAGAAAGTCTTGGTTGTTGACTGCATTTAAAAAGGAAACTTCGGCAAGCGACAAGAGGACAGACACTGCCGCTACTTCGTTGGAAGGTGACACCGCTCTCTCCCAAACCGAAGGTTCTGCTGCAAAGATAGACAATTCTTCTGAAACTGCCAAGGAAAATGGAGAAAAGTTTTCATTGAAGGATGATGAATATCTTAAAGCGGTGGAAAATGGCGACATGGAAAAGGCTCAGAAAATGGTGAATGAAGCTGCCGAGGCTGCTGGCTATTCTACCGATTCCAGCTATCAGGGCACTTCTGCCTTCAATGGTTCTGCACCTTGGGGCAATGGCTACTTCTTGACCAAGGAAGAGCGCAAGGAGGCGTGGGATAATGATGAATATGACGGAGACCAAACTTTGGGTGATTATATCCATCGTGGTATAGATGCGATGAATCTCGATTTCATAGCATTAGACCCTCGTAATTATCGTGCAGCTGACCCTATGCGCAAGGAGGCTATTGATAACGTGCGTAACGCTATCCAGAAGAAGAGTGAGACTATTACCATGTATAGAAGTGTTCCTTCTGATGTTAAGGAAGGTTCTTTCAGAAATGGTGATTGGGTTACTCCAAGTCGTGCTTATGCGGTTGAGAATGCTAAGGTTCATGGTTGGGGTGATAACTTCAATATTATTGAACAGAAAGTTCCTGTTGATGAAATATGGTGGGATGGTAACGATATAGCTGAATGGGGCTATGGTCGTGAGGAAGACTATGTTAATGACACAGACTTCGCATATAAGAACACCAAGAACAACCGAAAGTTGCTTGATGCCGTTACCTATGATGATAATGGCAATGTGATTCCTTTGTCTCAGAGATTCAATGAGAATAATGCAGATGTACGCTATTCTTTGAAAGATGAGAAGACTATGTTTGGTATGCACAACATCAGTCTTGATAAGCTTCGCAAGGCTATCAAGCAAGGTGGCTTTGCCGCACCTTCCATGGGTGTGATTGACTCTAAAAATGGAATATATTCTGGCTATGGAGAGATAACCTTGATACCGAAGGCAGAGAAGATAGCAAAGAGGACTGGAAAGAACATCGGCACTTATGCCGCAGATGCATGGACTCCTATCTATCCTCCAGTAGAAAAGAAGTTTGGTGGCAATGGTGGTGATGTCGCTTACGACGACATAGAATCCGTTCCAAAGGAAATGCAAAGTCTCACAAGAAATGCCATCAACAGCTTCATGGATGGTCGTGATACAAACAGTTTAGCTTATCTCTATTTGCATGAGAAAGGAAAAGCTCCTGAGTTGGTTCATGTTGAAGGCAAATATCCAAAGGAACTTCATGATGAGGTGAAGGGTATCTTGGGCAAATCAAATGGCATCTATAATACTACTGATGAGCAAAAGGAGAAACTTCTTGATTTGTTTATTCGTGAGGTGTATGATGGTAATAGGGAAGAGTTTGACAATGACATCAAGAACTTCATCAAGAAGGACGAGGAGTTTATCAAGAAAAGACCAAACTCAAATATTGCAAAAAATAAGCAGTTAGATGTAGATTGGATGAAGGAACATGGCTATGACTATGGGGCTTTGTCTCGTTTCGTTGATGGCATACTGCGTGATGCAGAGACTTCTGGTAAGGTGGACGAGAATGCAACGATGAAAGCTGCACAACAATACATTCAGGACAATGGCATGAAGGAAGACTTCGATTCATGGAAAGAAAAACTCAATGACCGCTACCAAGTGGAGGAGGTAATCTTTGCAGGATATAAGGATGATGGCAACCGCAAGTATTTGCCTAACACCGTTGAGAATGTGGTGAAGGTAATGAAACAAGATGGCAAGAATGCTTCCGTTGGTTCGGCTTCTTTCAGTCATTTCGTTGCATCTATATTGAAACCGATGGGGACTCTTGACCAAATCAGAAAGAAGAAGGGTAATCTCACAGGAAACTATGAGGACGTTGAGAAGTTCCAAGAGAAATGGCAACCTGTATATGATGAGTTGGCTGACAAGATGCAACCTGATGCAGAACCATTTGAAAGCTATGGCATGGACAGATTGGAAGATGCTGCCACACAGAAGAATCCAAAGAAATATGCCAAGGATGAGTATGGGGTGGACTTGACAGACGAGGACATCGACAAGTTGAATGAACTTATTGATGCTGTAAAAAATGAGAAGCCTTCCATCTACTTTGAAACCAAGTTTATGCGCCCATACGGTCTTGACGAGTTTGAGAAGGCTATCGTTCCAAACGATACTCCAAGCGATGTGGTAGATGCCTTGAAGATGGCAGGTATTGATGTGAGAAGCTATGAGCGTGGAAATGCCGAGGATAGACAGAAGGTTACTATGGATGCTATCAATAGTAGCGACAATATTCGTTTCTCTCTGAAATCTATGATGGAGAAACCTGAGGGATGGAAACAAGCCAACAAGAAGGCTATACATATTGCAGAAGCTATTGAGCGTGACCCTAAGTTCTCCTTGAAGAACCTTGATGGAACTCTCATTAAGGCTGGAACCTACTTCAGTGGTGGCGGTCTTGTTGAGGAAGGCTTGAAGGGTATCATCGACCCAGTGGTGGCAGTGGAGTATGACGAGAAGATAAGTGGTGTATATCGCAACAACTTCGGGCAGCACATAGTTACTGCTGATGTTCGTGATGTTGACCCTAAGGAATTGATTAAGCAGATAGATGGCGATGTAGAGTATTTCCACGCTTCTCCTGTCTGCAAGAACTATTCTCAGGCAAAGAGTAACCATGCTGAGGTGGAACTAGACAAGGAGACTGCTGCTAGTACAGCCGAGTTTATCAATGCCGTAAAGCCAAAGGTGGTGACCATTGAGAATGTGAAGGGCTATAAGGATTCGGAAGCGATGAAGATTATCACGGATGCGCTGGATGCCAACGGCTACACTTGGGATGCAGATGTCTATAATGCTGCTGACTATGGCGGCTACACCAACCGTGAGAGATTGATTGTCCGTGCGGTTCGTGATGGCAAACTCCCTGAAAAGCCAAAGAAGATGGCACGCAAGAGTGGATGGTATGAAGCTGTGGCTGATATTATCCCGACCCTGACCGAGAAGAAGAATGGTGTGGCTCCTTGGATGGATATTCGCTTGAAGGCTGATGGCATTGACTGGAGAAACATTGACAAGCCATTATATGTGATGGGAAGTGCCTATGCTGACGGAAAGGTTCCTCATGCCTTCGCTGATGAACTGCTGCCAACACTCAGAACCAAGAGCGGTGATGTGATTGTGATGCCTGACGGCAAGGTATATCGTGCCATGGGTAGAGTGCTCGCAAGAGTATCAGGAGTGAGCGATGATTACAAGATGCCATTCTCCGAGAACCTGAGCCATACCATCATCGGCAACGGAATCCCTACCCAGTTGACCGAACATGTTATTGCTCCTCTGCTTACTGGCTCTGATCCTAAATTTAGCATCCGTACCTATCATGGTACTGGTGCTAGCTTTGATAAGTTCGATTTATCTCATGCCTTGGAGGGCGAAGGAAGCGAGACGTTCGGACATGGTGTGTATGTTACGAACTCTAAGGAGATAGGCACAGATTATGCACAGAGAGCTAAGGATAAGAAGGCAATATTTGGCTTTGAATTTGTAAATCCACAAAGTATGTCAAAAGAGGCACAGGATATGCTGAGACATTATATGTATAAGCATCAAGATGTGGCAAAGGGCTTGGAGAATGCACGTAAAGATTTGAAAGATGTTATAGGAAAATTCCCTGATACAGATTATCTGCAAGAACTAAACGAAATTCTTGCAAAGGACGATGATAGCATAGCTATACCAAGTAATAGAGCATATCGATATGATGTGGATATTCCTGATGATAATGGCAGCAACTATCTTGGATGGAATGAGTCTCAAAACTTCCCATTGGAAAAATGGTACAGACTATGGGAAATAACTCATGAAGGATTTAATGAAAACGAGTATTTCAAAGATGGTGGAGCGAGATATGATATAGATAGGATTGAGCGTATCACCCAAATGAAACTTGAATCGCCAGAAAATGGTATGCAGAAACTTCCTACATTAAAAGGTGAAGAACTTTATCATGCTTTGGAAGACTTCTTCAACCGTGAAAGACCTTCGTATGGTGCAGAATTAGCATCAAGGGCTTTGAGTGAAATAGGTTTTGTCGGCATCAAATATCCTGCTGGTCTTATTCATGGCGGTGCTAAGGAAGGCGATTACAACTACGTGATATTCGATGAGGATAATGCTAATATTGTGGGTAATACCAGATTCTCTTTGCGCTACGACCAGTTTGAGCATGACTTGAACCAGTGGAAGAAGGATAATAATCTGCCAAAGGATGCACAGAGGCCAACCATCCCACAACGCAACGCTGGCGAGAGTGCCGTTGACTTCCTGAGGAGAGTGGACGAGTACCGCAAGCAGATGGCTTTGTGGAAGACTGCTCCAACCTACGAGCAGCATCTTCTGAGTGATGATACTGCCCTTGGAGAGTTCAACAGAGAGTTGCAGCGTGGCTCTGTGCTCAAACGTATCGCCTTCCAAGATAGTATGCTGGCTATCCGCAAGGCTCAGGAAGCTATCATGAAGGAAGTGGGTGTTGACCGCCTGAACATGGCTGAGGATGCCTATACTGCCGAGAACCGAAGCCATGGCAAGGGCAAGAACGAGTTTGAGGAATACAACAACGAGTTCTTGCAGCCATTGAGAAAGGCTTATCATCAGATGAAGAAGGTACTGGGCGATAGCTATGATAATGTTCGTATCTACATGATGGCTAAGCATGGTTTGGAGCGTGATGCACAGATGGCTTTCAAAAAGTCTCTGGAAGCAGACTATGAGGACGTGGCTCAGAGAAGTGCTGCATACAAGGCTTACAAGGGTGATATGAATCGTATCATTAATGATAGCGACTTGGAGTTTGGTAGAGTGGATTTCAATACTTGGAGACAGAGAGATAATGCTCTCAGAACGAAATACTCTCCATCCTATATGAACTATCGTTATGATAAGATGGGTATCGCCTACGATTACTCAGGCTTGTCTGCTCTATTTGATGGCTCAGACTTCGAGGAAGCTGCCCACAAACTGATAAAGGATATTGAGAGTAAGTATGTAACCGTGACTCACAACCTCTGGGACGCAACGAATGCGGCTACCAAGAAGATTCTCCGTGATGGCTATAAGGCTGGCATGATGAGCAAAGATACTTATCAGTATGTGCGAGATATGTATAGCCATTATATTCCTCTCCGTGGCTGGGATGGCACTACTGCCGACCAAGTATGGGACTATATCGGTGGCGGCAAGGGTGCGTTTAATCAGACTTTGAAGACGGCACACGGACGTACCTCTATCGCTGACGACCCTATCGCCTACATCGAGAATATGGCAGAAAGCGGAATCCTGCTGAACAACAAGAACTGGGTGAAGCAACACTTGATGCTCTTGGCACAGAATCATCCAACTTCCCTTCTGACCCTGAGCAAGGCTTGGTACGTGAAGAGTGCGGATGATAACGGCAACGAGGAGTGGATTCCTGCTACACCTCAGATTACTTCTCAGATGAATAGTAATCAGGTGAAGGCTGCTATTGATGCTTTCGAGCAGAAGATGGAGCAGATGGCTCAGACTGGCGATGCTACTCAGAAGAGAGACGGATTGAACATAGCCTATCCTCAGACTCACAGCGAGGAGAGAGAACATGAGGTAAGAGTGATGAAGGATGGCGAGGAGTACGTTATCTATGTGAATGGTGACCCTCAGTTGGCTCAGGCGATGAACAATACCAGAGCACACCGAGTAAGAGAGATTCAGAGCGGCAAACTGGATAGGGCTGCTGCTTGGTTGGGCAGAAAGATGGCTGCTGCCTATACCAGTCTTTCACCTCTCTTCATTCCTTCCAACTACTTCCGAGACCTGACCATGACCCTTGCATCTACCGCTATTCGTGAGGATGGCAGATACAATTATCTCCTCAGAAAGAATCTCGCTACCTCTTGGAATCTCGGTTTTATGCTGAGAGACTATCAAAACGGCAAGTTGAGAGAGAAGGTAAGCAACGGAAATGCTACACCAAAGGAACAGATGTTCTATGACTTCATGCTGAATGGTGGCGAGACTGGCTTTGTCTCTTCGCTTGATGTGGAAGACTTGAAGAAGAAATTCAAGAACGACTTGAAGGATTTGGATAGATGGAAGACGAACCCAGTGAAGGTAGGGCACACCATCATGGATGGCATTGAGTTCGTAAACAGAGCGATTGAGGATAGTAACCGATTTGCGGTTTACATGACCTCTATTCAGTATGGACGTTCCATTGATGAGGCTGTGAATGATGCCAAGGACGTGACCCTGAACTTCAACCGCAAGGGTACTGGCGAATATGGCTGGCAGATGATTAGAAACCTCTATCTCTTCATAAACCCAGCAGTACAGAGTTTGCAGACATTGGGTGCGCTTGTCAAGCATCATCCTTTCAAGTTCACGGCTGTTACTGCATCATGGTTGGCGAGTGGTGTGCTGGTTCCTATCGTTAACGCTGCCCTGATGAGTCTGTTGGGCGGTGATGATGATAAGGATAAGTACTGGCAGTTCACAAAATGGGATAGACGAAACAACCTGATTATGTGGGTTCCGTTTACTCATGAGTATGTGAAGATTCCGCTTGCTCAGGAGTTCCGTGCCTTCTATGGAGTAGGCGATATGATTGCATCCAAGATGATGGGTGGCGAGTTGGCTGAGGAGAGTTGGAGCCAGTATGCAGAAGACTTGCTCGGTCAGGTGGTGGATATGCTTCCGCTCGACCCTACTGGCTATGATGGCAATATTGCGGTCAGTCTGATGCCGAATGCTATTCGCCCAGTCTTTGAGTTGGCTTTCAATGTTGACTTCACTGGCAAGCCTTTATTCAAGGACACAGAGTATAACAAGTATGACCCTAACTTCACCAAGGCATACGTGGGCACTCCTGATTGGTTGGTTCGTGCATCCAAGATGGTTAACTCAATCGGAAACGACTATCCTGATGTGCAGCAGAATAGCATAGATGCTTTCGGTGACCCAAGATACAATCTGAATAACCCTGCGGTGGTTGACCATGTGTTGTCTTCTTATCTCGGTGGTGCTTACACCATGGGCAGTCAGGTGCTCGGTGTTCTTACCAAGTCACTCAACGACCCGAAGGAAATCAAGGTGGCTGATATTCCATTATTCAGCAAGTTCGTCAGCAATCCTGATGATAGACCAGTTACTAAGAAACAAGGTGATGAGTTCTGGAATATGAAGGAGAACCACGACCGTGCAGCCAATACCCTGAGCAAATTGAAGAAACAAGCCAAGGTGGATGGCGATTACTCTATGCTGGAGCGGTTCTACGGCTCTGAGGAGTATAAGCAGTACAAGCAGGATGATGTGAAGGTGAAGAAGTATGAGGAAGACAAGAAGAAGGAACGTGCTGAGGAGAGTGGGGAGGAGTATAGACCTCACAAGTTGAATGCCGAGGATATATACAAGGCTCACGCTACTCCGAAGGATGATTTCGAGGACTTGAAGCTGAAACAACTCTACACTAAACTGAACGGATTCAAGTCTGCCTACGACCTATTGGTTGATACGGCTTCTAGTCAGAGCGATGGCTACTATAATACCAACAAGGCTGCCATTGATGCCATTGACGAGATTTCCCTTGATAAGCAGGAGATTTCCGAGTTGAAGAAAGGTTTCTTGGATGATGGCAAGGATGCCTACAACGCTGAGGACATGAAGCAGATTCGTGAATTGAGAAAGAAGATTCTTTCCGTACTGGAGAAAGCTAACAAGGTGGTTGTGGCTAACCAGAAAGCGAAGGCTAAGAAAAAATAAATATGGCTATCCCCTGAAAGTATAAGGCTTTCGGGGGATATTTACTTTCATTCTGAAACTTTTTGTTTCTTTAATTTGAGTAAAACTTTCAATCTGTTAGTATTTGCAAAGTTTAATATTTAAAGTTTTATATAAATCAATATGTTCCATTTATTTTTATTAGATTTGCCAAATCTAAGAACGTTTATAAATTCTATAATTTGATAATTCTCAATCAAAAATAAACTAAAAATGAAGGCTTATGAAACAAGATGATGATGAAGACCAACGGGTCAGGAAATTGATAGGAGAGATAACTAAACTTCTCCCTGAACGCAGTAAAATAAAAACAGATTTACTCTACTTCAAGTATGCTCCAATATTGGTCATGCTTATCAGATGGTATGGTGTATCTCAGTTTTATGACAACAAGATGGAGATTACCCTTTGGTATGAAGAGAACGAGGAACCAGTCTGGTTCTTCTATTTCATCACTTATATTCTATATCCTATTTCCCTTTGGAAAGGTCAGGTGTTGCACAGATTGTGCGTAGAGTGGCGAATACCTATCTTGTATATTGCAGGAGTCAATGTGATACACATCATGTTCGGTTCTATTGTTGTCACAAACGATATGTATTATTGTGATATGTTCCTGATTACACTCATTCTAATTTTATATGCTTATGTCGCAATTAGTAAATTACAGAATCGTAGAGGCAGGACTTCGTGTTCTTGCTGATAAAGCGCATGAATCAGCAGTAGCGCAAGAAGAAGGCAAACCAATACCTTGTGGTCTGTCAGAAGGGGACTTGGAACTGGTAGCACTCCTTACCGCTATGATGAATGATACGCAAGCCAATAAGGGATGGTGCGCCCACGAAATGGGCAAGTCTATCTCGTCATTCGAGAAGTATGTTCACGATGGCAAGATACCAGAAGGCATCCATGACCAGTTTGGGCATGAGAAAAAGTGGAATAAATCCCTTATCCGATTCTTTGCTAACAAGAAGGCTTTCTTCCGTAAGCAAGCAAAGAAGTATGGCATAAATATTTAGGAATAGCTAAACTGATACATATAGGAGAAACTAAATAGCCTCTCCTATACCCTTATGACATTTTCCGTAATCACAAATCGCTGCTATTCAAACACTTAAACAACCTTTTACGAGTTTATCAATACCTATCCATATTATTCGTATCTTTGTGTCCGTAACGTTACAGAGTGAGTATCATTTTATGTTTAACAAAAAAAAGATTTCAGGATAATATGGAAAGTAAAACGTATGTATTCGGAAACGAAGGCTCCACATCTAATAATGGGATGCTCGGTCTTCTTGCACCTTTGCTCCAAAAGCAGGGTGTTGACCCAAATGTCCTCCTTGCCATGAAAGGTAACAATGGTTTCGGTGGTGAAGGTGGATGGTTCATGTGGGTAATCTTCCTTTTCTTCCTCATGGGCTGGGGAGGTAACGGCTGGGGAGGTTTCGGCAATAATGGTCGTGGTGGTCTCGCCAACGAGATTAACAATGACTATGGTCGTGGTCTCCTGATGGATGCTATCGGTGGCAACCGCAATGCACTCAGCAACTTGGCTACTCAGCTGAACTGTACCGAAGGTCAGATTCAGAGTGCCATTTCCGCTTTGACCTCTCAGGTTCAGAGTGTAGGTAATCAGGTAGGTATGAGCGGTATGCAGACTATCAACGCTTTGCAGCAGGGTAATATGCAGATTGCTCAGCAGATTGCTAACTGCTGCTGCGAGAACCGCTTGGCTATCTGCCAGCAGACTGGTACCTTGCAGAATGCCATCAACAATGTGGCTACTGGTCAGGAGCGTGGCTTCTCTAACGTAGCTTACGAGACTCAGCGACAGACTTGTGACTTGCACAACGCTATCAAGGAGAGTACTCAGACCATCGTTGATGGTCAGAAGCAAGCTGAAATGCGTGAAATGCAGAACAAGATTGATGCACTCCGTGAGGAGAATAGCACCTTTAAGTCTTCTGCAATGACCTCTCAGATTGTAGGTCAGGCGGTGGCTCCTATCAATGCGGTATTGGCTGGCTTGCAGAACGAGGTGGCTGGTATCAAGTGTAAGTTGCCTGAGACCGTGACCACTCCTTACAGCCCATTTACGGCAGTCCCTAACTGCGTGGCTTATCAGGCTGGTTTGTACGGACTGAATGCTGCCAACAATGCAGGATTCTGGGGTTAAAGAAAGGAGGCTGCTATGTTATGGTTAAGACCTTACACATGGGTGAATCGTAATGGTTCGGCAGCTATCGCTTCTACGGGCGTGGTGGTGAACACCAACAATGTTGTTTTCTCGTTCAAAAACCACGCCTTCGTGAATGCCAGTTACAGAGGAACGATTTTCGTAAATCTGAAGCAGGCTATTCCGACAGGAACGACTGGTACGCTGCCTATCCTTTTCGAGACCAACGGAGTGACACAGGCTGTAACCAAGTTTAATGGTGAAGCTTTGACGGTTGCAGACGTGCCGGGAACTGGAGTGGTTCAGCTCTGGTTTGAGAGAGACACTAACACCCTTCAACTGATGACGGGTATTGTTTAACAAGAATAGATAATAGGAGATTACATTATGTTTCAAGGTTTAAGAACTAATTCCTTATTTTATGTTCTCGACAAGGGTGAGAATCCTAACTTGCGAGTCGGTCAGGTGGTTTCAGTAAGCAATCCTCAGACGAAATACCCTACCTTTAACAACGGCTTTACTCCTCAGCCTATGGAAACTGTGGTTGATGTGAAGGTGAAGCTGGGTGACGAGGAAGTGGATTTCAAGCAACTGCCTGCTAACGGACAGATAGCCAACGACAAGAACCTTGTGGTTAGTGACAACAAGGATGCCATGAGTGCCGAGGTGGATGCCATGCTGAGACAATCCAAGGCGATACTGGAGAGCGTAGATTACAACAAGAGGGTAGTAGAATCTTGTGAGGGAATGCTACAGCAACTCAACCCCCAGATTGCCAAGGAGAAGGAACAGACCGAGAAAATCAATAAACTGGAAGGTAAGGTTTCAGGCATTGAGGGCAAGATTGACAAGATGATGGGATGGCTCCAGCAGACCATGAGCAAGTAATCTCCTACCTATCTATTCACTTTAATATCTAATGATTATGGTAATGATTGAGATTACAGAAGATAAGTTCGATGATTTGTATGACAACATCGAGTCTATGCTTGGTTTTGGCAGCAAGGCTATGTCTTGTCTGAAAAAGATGAAGCAGGAGCGTATGGGTGAACGTATGCCTGATTATCGTGACGATTGGAGAAGGGAGCGTGAGGAACGTGAAGAGCGTGAGAACAGACGTAGATTCAACAACGTGAACGATGATTGGAACTACCCGAACCGCTATGGCGAAAGAGGTGGTGGCGGCTACAATGGTGGCGGTCGCTAATGTTTAACTTGGGAGTTTTGGTAGCGACATTTATGTCGGGACCAGACTCCCTTTAATATTCAGCAATATGGGAAAATGTAGGATGCCATTGGATATGTATGACCTCAAACCCGAGGCAATGGTTGCCTATCTTAGATACAATGGCTATCATTTCAGTAAGAAGATGTGCGAGTGGGCGGTGGGTCAGATGTATAAGTATGATCCTTCCACCAAGAGTGATGTAAGAGTCTCTTTTTGGGATAAAGAGAAGGTGGATGCCTTGCTGCTTGGTCAGGGTATAGAGGTAAAGAATAAGGCTGGCTACGACCATGTGTATGTGGCGAATATGGCGAGGGCAGACTTCTATAAGTCTTCCATTAAGGACGAGGAGCAGTTGGCTCAGTTTATCAAGGATATGGTGGATGATGCCGACCAGAAGGATGGTTTCATCTTCAACAGATTCTATGCCGACTGCTGCCACAATGGAGTACCTATCCCTTGGGAAGATGTGTTATGATGAGAAGAGTGATATACCTTCCGAAGCACAAATGGAGCATAGTATGTTTCATAGGTTATCAGTCACCTGATGCCGATGAGATATGCCATGCTCTTTCTGATATAGGCTGCAACGGAAATCCGTTGTCGGAAGCATACGGACATCTAACCAAGGAGAGTGCAGACAGAGGTCTTACCTATTCCAATTTATCAGAAAGAAGGAGTGTTCTTGCCATTGGGAAATGTGAATCTGATGGCAGCATCATCAATACTATCGGGCACGAGCTTCTTCATGTAGTAGCGCATATCTGTGAGCAGGACGGATTAGATATGATGAGCGAGGATCCATGCTATATCATGGGCAGTCTTTGCGAGCAGTTCTTTCAGGCAGTGCAACAATAAAAAAGATAGGTAGATTAAATTTTACCTATCTTTTTTTATCTGTAAAGCTATTTGCCATTATTACTGCCCCAACAAAATACGAATAACAGAACCTACTATTATCACAAAAGAGTATCTGGCAATATCCTCCCACTCAAACCTTTCTAACTTGTAGTGTTTATACTGGTAATATTCCCTTACTACCATGATAGGCAAAGCAAGAATACCTATCAATATGCTGATAAGCAGCCAACAAGCCAAGCCTGCCAAGTCTCGCTTGTTGAATGTAAGTAATTTCTTCCAAGTCATAGTTTTTACTTCTAGTAAATTATCCAATAAGTAACGAACACATCAAGGAATGCCGATACCTCCAGCCAATACCAAGGATGATATGACACGACCTTGAAGCCAATGAATGTATTGCGGTCATACACCTTAATCATTGCAAAAGCATACAAACATGATACTATCAATGTGGTCCACCAACAGACGGACAAACACCATCCAACACACCCAATAGCTGACACGATAGCCGCTATCTTATGTACCTTGGAATCATCACCCAAGTAATTAGGAGCACACCCCACGAAAGCCAGTCCTGCACACCCAATGAAAGCTAGGCACTGCACGCCCTTATCCAAGTCCAAGATAGCCACCATCATAAGGAGTGCCACCAAGCACATCACCACAGAGAACACCCAGCCGAAGTCGCGCTTAACCTTACTGCCAAGCACCTCACTACCAGTTGTGCCTTGTAGCTGATAGTAGGTATCTGACACCATATCGGGAATGCCAAATCTCATTGCTGATAGCAATAGAAATCCCCCAAGAAGGAGAAAGGAAATCAATGATAACAACCACATAATCTTTTACTTTTTTAATCGTTCTACAACTTCATTTCAAGTTGCTTTGGATAGTCGGCAGTCACATCGAATGCCTCCACCTCCTTGATGATCTTTAACTCACTCACCGCTTTCTTATGTGCGGCAGTGATATTGAAGCAACTCATTGCATACATTTCCAAGGCATCCAGCAACTTTAAAGCTTTGTCGCAATCAATATCAATCTTCATGTCACCCAACCAAAGCGTTGTGCTTTCCAAGCCTGCATTCTTCGCAATTTCGGTAGAATTTCTTACACTCATTCTTGTGTTGCGATTGAGAGAAGATTTCTCCCCATCGCTCCACGGAATCAGAATCCCATTGATGTAAACGCCATTCACGTTTGGAGACTTATCGTAAGCCTCAATCTCAGCAACCTTGGAACGGATGGCATAGGCTAGCTCTGCTGCATCGTGCTTGGTCTTCCAATCTGCATACTCCGCCTTCACTTCCTCGGCATTGTAATCAGCCACAGACACTGAGCACTCAACACACTCATAGGCGTTCACACCTTCCTTCTCGGTTGGGTCGAAGTGGATAAGGTAGATGCCACCTTCCACTTTCTCCTTCTCCTTATAATCGCTCTTTGCAATAATAGTCTTAACAAAAGAAATCTTGCTCATACTTATAATTATTTATGGTTCAAATGTTTGCGCTCCTTGCTTCATCCTCCTTTCCTCCTTGCTTGCGTGGAGAGATAAAGAGATGAAGAGGTCAAGAGTTAACAAGCGAAGACAGGCAGCACATAGAAGCTGCGGTTCTTGAAGGTGCTATTGTAACCGTTGTCCGCCTTGGAACTGAATGTCCATACGCACACTTCATAGTACTGCGTACTAGTCCATCGGTCTTGTCCATTCACGAACTTGTAGTAAGCATCAGCCACACTATCCCCGAAGAGCGTTCTCAGCACCTCACGAATAGTTCCTGCGTTGCTGATATGCACGTTCTCTTGACCCACTGACATCAAGAAGCCATTCAATGTCTCACCTCCAATCTCCAATGACTGTCCATAGGCGAAGGCTAATGCTGGCACGCTAAGGCTTCGCTCCTCAGCCTCTTGCCGAACCGAGAAGGATGATTGCTCGCCATTCCAATAGTTAGGGTCTCTAGAGGTATTTCCATCCAATGCGATTGAGGTAAATTGCAGGTTCTGCGTACACCACTGATATTTTTGCAGCTTCGTCATATCCTTTAGGTCGTTGCAGCGGATGATGAACGTTCCTCGGTTAAGTCGTAGGTTCTGGTCTGCCACCTTGATAGCCACCGCCTCTTCCGCACTCTTGCCAGCAGCCACCCAATCCTCAATGTAGTACTCCGTTGCATCAGAATCGAGCACATAGATACCTGTCTTGAACTGATACATATTGACTTGGATAAGTCGCTGGGCTACTCTTGAAGTATAAGTTCGGGAGTTCTTGTTAAAGCGGACGTAGTAGCCATCCTCATCATCAACCCTCACGGTGTACTCTTTCAAGTATGGGACGTAGATGGTCGCCTGACCCTTCTCATCGGTTGTGTAGGTTGTTGCCTTATTGTCGATGGTAACGATAACTTCCTTGCCTTCCCAAGGTGTGCCATTGCCATCAGCGTACTTAGTGACTGTCACGATAACCTTCTCGCTTGTCTCCTCATCATAAGGCTCGTAGTTGAAGGTGATGGTCTTGCTTACACCAACGGAAGTAAAGCCTATTGGAGACAAAGGCTGAGCGTTGGCATACTCAGGGACGGCTACCTGATAGTACACACCACGGCTGACCTTGAAGGTAGTCTTGCCCTCTGAATCGGTGGTGTATGTCTGAGGTGTCTTGCCGTTGTTGAGGAACACATTCACCTTCAAGCCAGCAACACTGATACTCTCGACAGAGGAAGTGATTACAACGGTAACAACCTCCTCGGTATTAACCACCTCGGTCTCCTGCTTCTCTCCCTCTCGGTTAGTGACGATAATCTTCGTTCCGTCCAAGGTGACATTGCACCTCTCAGCCCCAGCAGTGGCGGTCTCGCACTTTCTGATTGCCTCGTTGGTGTTGCTAGCTGCGGTGTTGGCAGCAGTGATAGATTGAGAAAGGGCTTCTGTGTCTATCTTATCTAGTTTAGCCTTGTCCTCAGATGTCATAAGTCCATTATGACCTGTATAAGGTTTTAACGCTCCACTTGGGTGTGTAGAAACACCACCAACAGTTACAACTGGTATTGTAACACATTTCTCCTCACCATCACCATTAATATAGTATAAGCCTAACTCAAAGTTATCTGGTGCATCGCTAGAAATTCCAATATCTCTAATTGATATACTATTAACTGCATCTTTTTTCTTAGCGTACTCCTTCAAGTCAAACGTAGGCACAAAGTCACCAAGTTTCTCCCACTTGCTAGCATCATACTCGCCATCAATATCACCTGTGTAAAGATACTCGTCATAAGTATCTTGCTCACCTTCCTTAGTGTTCTTGATACCGTAGATGTGCTTCTTGATGTCCTTTGTAGGAAGTTCTTGCACTGCCTCAAAGAAGTTCGTGTCGAGATTGCCAAGTTGAGCAAGAGGAACAAAGCCCTTGCCATCCAAAGAGGCAATACCGTTAGGTCTTCCCTTTGTTGTTTCCAACTCGCCAACCTTTCTCTCTATCTGATTCTTCACTCCTCGCAACACTCGAAGGAGTCCAGACTTATCTAAATAATTTGCCATATTTTTTTTATCCTATTACAGTTTGAAATACTTGTTGAAATAAACCGTCGATGTCAGAGTCAGTCATAGCAAGACCAACAGAACCATCGTTGACAAGCAAGCCTATGTTGGAGCGGTCTGTGGTCTTGTAGCCTTTGGATGATACTTTACCATCTGGAAAAGAGACCTCTCCATATTGAAAATCGGCAAGTATTCTGTGATAAGGTTCCTCGCTGCCATCAACTTCTATTGTCTTTAATATAATTTCGTCAGAATTACTAAGAGATATGACTGCACCAAGCTGAGTGTCATTTTGAAAAATATCTCTTACGCCGCTTATAGTATTTCCGTTAAGAAACAAATGCCCCTTCATAGAATTTGTTCCATCAAGCCTCAGATACTCATTTTTGAGTTTATCCCAAACAGCCTGAGCAATCTGATTAATCTCTATCTTATCCGTGGTATTAATCTTTCCATCAAGAGACTCTTTAACGGATTTACCAGACTCCTCGTCCTTGATATACCTCGAATATGTCAGAGTCTCGTCTTTGCGTCCGCTAACAAGAATGTTATTGTACTTTTTATTTTCTGCCATATTATTCTTTAAGTTTAATTTGATATTCATTGTCGTCACCAGCTACAAGTTCGTCTGACCAATAGTAGTAGAGGTCGCCCAACTTGTTGGTGTTCAAAGAAGCTTCGAAACCACATTGACTAAAGATAAGTGGCTGTCGGCTTGCGAACCAGATGTATGGTTTTTCTTCCGTTGTTGCGATGGTTAGAGTCTGTCCGACAAGTGTACCTTCGTACATTGTGAGGTCTGACATGTTTAACTCGCCCATATTCTTGGCTGATGATGCGCCATAATAGCTTGCCTTTACAGTTCCGCTTGCCGTGATGGTAACATAACCCGATACGGCAGGAATGAATACCTTGTGAGTAGTACTATTGTAATACTCGTCAGTAACATCTTTGCCATCCATAATAATCTTCACCTGACCGATGCTGAAACCTTCGATAGGCATGAACTCAGCCTCCAGTTTCTTGCCGTTTTTGACAGTTCCGTTAATCACGAAGTTCTCCTGATTTTCCACCATTTGAGTTTCGCCATTGATGGTGTAGTTGAACTTGGCGTTATCAACGATGAACGACACTGGGCAAGTTGACTGATTGCTGGTCACGATGTAGTAGCGAAGATTGAATAAGCCAGTATGCTCACCTTCTGTAACACCGATAGGAACATTACTCATAGAGTTGTGTTCTACGATTCTCAGAAGATTACGCTCTATGCTGACCATTTCACTATCTTCATACTTCCATGATACCCTGACATTGTAATTACCGCAATCAAGGAAAGAAGGAATGTCACATATCAACACATTTCCTTGGATTCCTGCTACTTGTACTGGAACGGAAATCGTGTTACAGAAACAGCCTGACAACTCAACCTTGATGTCGGTAGCCTGACTCATATCGAAGTCAACGAGTCGCTGAAACTCTCTCGATACATCCATCTTCCGCACCAAGATGTGTAGTTTGAAACTATTTCCTTGTACTATTTTATAAATCATATTTTGATACACATTATTAATAATAGGCAAAGATAGGCAGAATATACTCTACCTATCTCTTATCCGTTAACTTCTAAATCAAGCCTTTCCATCTGAGGAACTTACGCTTGCGGCTCGCCTTACCCTTCTTGCTCTTGCAGTTGGTATGATAGACACAATCTCTGAACAGGTCTCTAACCTTCATGTCGTTGTCAACCAGTTTTGTTCTCTTGAATGTCTCGAAGAGTGAGCGGTTCAGGATCATGAGGTTGCCCTTCTGTGTAGGAAGAACATAGAAGATTTCTCCATTGTTCTTCTTGGATGCGTAGTCTGCCTTAGCCGTAGCTTGGCGGTACATGATTTCGCACTTGATGCGCTTGAAAATTTTTGTTACTTTCATAATCGTAATTATTTAGTTTGAACTATATGATGGTTGCTGCCGAAACAGAAACCTTTCTTGTCATTACTCTTGCCTTATACTCTATCATCTTAGGCATTTCCATTTCATTGAAACAGATGTGGAGTCCGATGGCTCTGGTCATGAGCAAATCATCGTGCTTTCCGTCTGCTGCCTCATATACGGTTCCGTTCTTCTCGTAGGTGAGATATTCATCTAAGCATCTATCGTCTCGCTCTACATAGAGTTGTTCACGGATAACCTGAACCAATACAGAGATAACCATAGGCTTGGTAGCTACGTTGGTATGGAATCCATATTTTACTGGAACCTTATTCTTGATGTCTGATTCACTCTGCTTTCGTGCATAGAGGTTATCATATACGTCCTTGATTTGGTTCAAGATGAACTCAGACTGGTCACCACCTTCCAAGATATGCTCCTTGTCTTTCGTCTCCAAGGTGTTGGATTCAATAACCAATAGAGCATCGTTGTAGTATTTGGCTATCTGAGCAGCCTTCCACGCCAGCAAGTCCATATCAATATGCCCATACCATTGTGCTACCACATACGGCTTGCCGCCTTCCATCATCCAATAGCGGTCGAAGACACAGATAACAGACCAGTCGGCATTCTTGCTACGTCCACCAATATCCACTACAACCAGATAGCGGTTGGTTACCTTACAATCATCAAAAGTCTCAGGCTTGCTCCATATCCACAACTGACCTTGCTTGTCTTCACAGAATCGCACATTCTGCATACACTTCTTGCCCTTATATCCGTCACCATAAACATCACCGATAAACTTAGGTGCTCGGCATCCCTTTCGGAACTTGTCAACCTTGTCTTCGGCAAACACCTTGGCTCCTGAATGCTTGAATGCTTCAATATCATCAGTAGGATAGCCAGCAGCCATATCTGCATGGTCGGTGAACTTCTTGCGCTCGGCAATATACCAGTTGATGGCTTCAAGTGGAGCACCAAGATTCCATAGTTTCCAAAGATAGGTGCCTGGCTCTTCTCGGTCTGACATCGTGTTGGTATTATTGCGGTTCTCGTATAGCCATTTGGCAAACTCTACCTTCTGTTTCTTGCTTTCAAATTCAAGATGATACATATCGTATATCTCGTACCAAGGAACAAAGAATGGCTCAAACTGAGATTCTCCCTTGACTGCTGCAAGCCACTCCTTGTGGAAGAAGTTGCCAGTACCATTGGCGGTGGATTCATAGGCAATCATCGTGTATGGTCGGTACAAGATACCATTTGTAGCATTCTGCACCACCTCCTCAGGAGACTTTCCGTCTGTCTTCTTCCACAAACCCACCTCGGAAAGGTGAACCAAGTTGTAGTCTTCACCATTGGCTGACAGCGGTCGCTCCATTGAACCAACCTTAATCTTGCAGAATCGTTGAGGAACCTTCTTGACGTTTCCTGATGTTCCGACACCAACAAACTTCGGCTCATTCTCTGAGAACGCTTCACCCATTTCGTAGAGGAACTTGGTAGGGAAGTTTTTCAGGGCTTCCTCGAACATACCTCGGATAGTTTCAGCCGTGTCCTTGACCTGAGCCACGATGAGCGAGTTGAGGCCCTTCTGCCACATGAGTTGCAGCCAGAGGAAGTACATCTGAATGACCGTAGAACCTCCCCATTGTCGGGCTTTCAGCAGGATAAGTCGGATTGGGCGATTCTTCTTTCTTCGCTCCTCCAGCCATCTGAGCAGTCTTCGCTGCGGTCTTCTCAGTACAAAACGGAAGGGGAGACCTCCACCTTTCGGTTTGATATAGATGAATGTGGCAAAGAAGAAGAAAGGGTCGTGCTTCATTCTGATGCGAGTGAACTGCTCCACCAGTTGCTCCATTTCTTCCTCTAGGTTGTATGGCTCGTCTATATCCTTGTGCAGTTCCTCGATTACTGCCTTGCAGCTACCCAACTCGATGAGCATCTTGATGAGCGGAATCTTCTTCATCGAAACTGGAAGCTGCTGCTTCTGAATCGGGAAATCAGGAAGGAAAAGCGCAAATCGCTTGTCTCCACACCCTTCACCCTTGATGGGATTGAATGGTGTGTTGATTTCCTTGATGCGTTTCTCGTTCTCCTTCAGGATGCCCAATACGTGTTTGTCGAGTGCATCAGTCAGTTTGGCGGTTACTTGTCTTGGCATAGCGGTGCATTTAGATAACCCCACAACAGACCAAGTACATAGCAATAGATGTGGACTCCAACCGCCATGCAAGGGAAAAAGATTCCAACACAGATATATAGGAGAATGGTGAGATTGTATCTTACCTTATTCTCCATGTAGGGGGCGATAAAGCCCATGTAAGCATATATAAATCCGCTGAGACCGATGATTGGTGCGGATGAGGTGAAGGGATAGCTTACGGCTATGATATAGAATGCTACCATGTGACCGATACCGCAAGGGATTGCTCGGTAACATTGGTGAAAAACATAGAGGTTGATGGCTACATGAAAGATGTTCTGATGGAAGAAAGGGTAGCTTAGTCGGTTCTGAATAGAGCAACCTTCAAAGAGACCCATGCCATCATATCCTATGAGCGTGATACATATTATTATAATGTACCCTGAATAAAGCGCAATCTTCTCTGACGAAGTTCGTAGCATCTTCTCTTCTCCTCCTTCCTCACCCGATGAAGTATGACGTGCATGGATTTTGGAGTGAGATAGAAACTCGGTGCTTCCTGATTGCACACATGCCAAATGGCATCCATCTTGGTGAGAGAAGGATGCTCCTTGGAATAAATCTTGTATCTTCGGAAAATCTCCTGAAACATTGCTCTTTTCTGTGGATTCATGCTGCTGATGGATTTACCATTGAGCATATTGAGAATGACATTGTATGCTCGGTCGGAAGAAACCCAAAAACGTTTGCTTGGAGATTGCAATAGTCTTCGCTCAATCTCCAAGATGCCTATATTGTCTCTTACTGATATAATCTTCTTGTAAGCCCTCAATATGTCAGCGTCACGTTCCTTTGTAAAGTCACATCGTGAGCCTTTATGTTTCATATATATAAGGCAAAGATACACAAATGTATTGAAATAACCAAATTAATTGGATACAATTAAGTATAGTTAACGGATAAGATTAATAATAAGTTGAAAAGCGTTATTTTTGTGCATTGATTTATAAATTTATACATATATATATGAACAAAAATATAAATACAGAGCAGAATGCTGGTGCTGCTAAACAACAAGATACAAAGACCAAGAGAGACTTGGCTTTGGAACGCTTGAAGACCAGACATCCCGACACCGAGTATGCAGACGATGAGTCTATCTATGGAGCCATCAATGACGATTATGATGCTGACCAGAAGGCTTTGCAGGGGTATAAGGATAACGAGAAGGCTATGGGCGATTGGCTGGGTAGTGACCCTGAGGCTGCTACCTTCCTTCAAGCGATGAAGGCTGGCAAGAGTCCTTACGCTGAGTTGATTCGCACGCATGGCGAGGATGCTATTGACTACTATTCAGACCCTGACAATGCGGACGAGATTGCATCGGCTCAGTCTGAGTTCTTGCAGAATGCTGCCAACGGCAAGAAGTTGCAGGAGGAGTATGACAAGAACATGCCTTCCAGCTATGAAGTCTTCGACAAATTGGAAGAGAAGTATGGCGAGGAAGCGGTGAACAATGCTATCGACCAATGTTTTCAGACTATGCGCAATGTGGTGACGGGCAAGTTTACCGAGGAAATGATTACTGCTTTCATTAAGGCTAAGAATCATGATACCGATGTGGCTGATGCTGCCCATGAGGGTGAGGTTCGTGGCAAGAACAGCAAGCACGTCAAGAACTTGGAGCTTCGCAAGAAGGGTGATGGTACTGCTGACCTTGATTCTGCCAATGCAGAGACCAAGCAGACGGATAACCAGCCTGACCTTGGTGCGCTTGGTAGGGTATCACGTAGAGGCAACATCTGGGAGCGTGGGCACGAGAAAAGAACACGTATTCGATAATGTGATAAGGTAAAAAGATAATTTATATGTTTAATTAATATTCAGAATAACAATGAAGAAAAGTACATTTAATCGGCTGCTTTCCATTTTTCTGATGGTTATGGCGGTTATTTTTGGTGTGAATGGTCAGGTCGTTATGGCTGAGGCGGCTCTGCCTGATGGCGGTACGTCCGAAAGTGGTCATGCTGCTGAGGCTGGCGGTGCTACCGCTGCCGATGAAGCTGGCAATGGTGGTGCGGCTCGTCAGGATGATGGTATTGCAACCGAAGGCAAAGGTCGTGAACACTTCAATGAGAATGGCACGGAGTTCTATGAGAACGACATCAACGACAAGATTACCAAGATTCGTCCGATGGCTACTCCTGTTGACCAGATTTCACGCTATGCGACTACCAAGTCTGCTAGTTCGTTTGTAGTTGAGTATTGGAGTATCGGTACACGTCCTATCAAGACTACCGTCAAGGAAACAACTGTTGAGAGTACTGGCACATCTATGGTGTTGAAGGTTGAAGACCCTGAAATGTTTACGCTGGATGATACCATCCGAGTGGTAGGTGTTAAGGCAATTACCAACTACAAGAATCAGGCTTATGCAGACCTTACCGATGAACCTACTCCTGATTTGGAACTTTGTGTGTGCGGTAAGGATAATGAGGGTTATCCTATTGTGTATGCAGTAAATGGTAAATTGGTTAAGAAACAGCCTATTGGCGTTCCAGCCTTACAGAAGGGTCAGAAGCTCATTCGTATGGCGAAGAGTTGCGGTGAGTTGGACGTACAGACAGGTCGTTTCAACAACCTTCCTGCTTCTGAGACTCAGTTCTGCCAGAACTTCATGATTCAGATTGAGGAGAGTACCTTCAATAAGATTGCTGCTAAGCGAGTAGATTGGGACTTCTCTGATATTGAGGAGGATAGTATCTACGATATGCGTCTTGCTATGGAGGGTACTTATCTCTTCGGTGATATGGCTTGTATCAAACATACCACCAAGAACAACTCTGCCCAGTGGTTTACAAAGGGTATCTGGTGGATGGCTGGAAAGGATATTGAGGTAGGTCATGTTGCTACTGCCGATGATATGAAGAAGGGTTACAACAAGAACGAGCGAGTGATTACCGATTTGGAGTTGGTTGACATTTCCAAGGATTTGTTCGTTGGTACTGGTATCGGCAACAAGCGCAAGGTGATTATCGCTGGCTCAGACTTCGTGAGCGCATTCAGTAAGATTAATTCTGATAAATTCCGCTTGAAAGACACCGTTGAGGTTTGGGACTTGAAGTTCAAGAGTTGGGAGACCGACTTTGGTGAGGTGCTGATGATTCACTCTGAGTTGTTCGACCTCTTTGATATGAGTGACTGCGGCTTCGCTCTTGACCCAGAGTTCTTGGTTAAGCGAGTACACTTGTCTTGGACACGTAACGTACTCGACTTGAAGAAGGCTGGCATCCGTAACACCGATGCAGTAGTTATTCAGGAGGTAGCTTGTCTGTACTTGAAGTACCCTAAGGCACACGCTCGTATGCGCCTTGCTGCGGTTCCTGCAACAGATAGCATGTCTGAAACTGGCGAGACAAAGGCTGCTGCCTAACAGCAAGTAGATTTATAGATAGTCTTTAAATAGTGAGGGGTGTGGGCACTTGCCCCATCCCTTTTTTAGTAACACACATATATAATAAGGTATAATCATGTTCAAAAAATATCAAGCTGGTACAGATTTAGCATTTAGTGTCATGGTAGGTGATGAGCGAATGCGTATTATTTTCGAGGGCAAGACCATGGGCTGTAGTGTCTATATGACAAGAGACCCAAAGGTACAGAAGGCTATCGAGTCACATTATTGGTTCAACGACAAGTTCTTCTTGGTAGAGAGTGTTGACGAGAAGAAGGAAGCTGCGGAAGCCAAGAAGAAGGCTGCTGCCAAGGCAAAGAAGAAAGTGGCTGACGAGAAGAAGACACACGTAGTGACAGACGTTGAGGATGCCAAGGACTATCTGGCTGAGACCTATGGCGTGAGCCGTTCCAAGATGAAGACCAAGGAAGACATCTTGGCTATTGCTAAGGAAAAGGGTGTTGAACTAGAAGGCTTAGAGTAATGGTAGAATATGCTGTATCTGATTTAGTGAAAGAGGTGAAGGTGCTCTTGGATAGAAACCAAGAGTCTGCTGGCTTGCTGGCTCCTAGCGATTCTGATACACTCTCGCAAGCAGAACTTATTGAGAGTAAAATTGTAGATGCAGCAAGAATCATTCTTTCGGATGCTCCTGAAGATATGGTGGAAGGTACTGCGTGTACGAATGCAGTAACATGGGAGAATAGCAATGACTATTATGTAGGTAAGATGATATTGCCTGCTGATATGCTGAGAATCCTATCGGTAAAAGCGGAAGACTGGACACGTTCTGCAACAATCATATCTGAGAGCGATGATGCCTACAAGTATCAGAACTGTAAATATGGTGTCAAGGGAAACCCTGAGCGACCGATTGCGGCTATCGTGCATACGGCTAACGGCAAGAGTATCGAACTATATACTAGTAAAAAGCAGGATGCTACATTGGTATTCATCTACGTTCAGGTTCCATCTATCACTGCCGAACAGAAAATAAGTTTGCCTTCCGTCCTGAAAGATTCTATTCTTTACATGGCTGGCTATCTGACGTGCATCAGCCTTGGAGATACAGATACTGCAAGCGGATTCCTCGATGTAGCGAGAAAGTTGGCACATATTGTTGAACCTACAGAAACATCATAAACTATGGCGAAGAAGAAAGAAGAAACCAAACTGCTATCGTTGAGCAGGGTGCTTGACAAGGAAGAACTGGATAGCGTGAAGGCATCCAAGAACCGATTTGACAAGCCTTATGAGCGTGCCTTCTCTATCTTGCTGGAGGCTCAGCGATATTACAATAACATGGATAACTTCCGAAAGCGAAGACAGAGAAACAAGCGATATTGCTATGGAGACCAGTGGGGAGATACCATTGAGTTCAAAAGCAAGTGTGGCTTTAAAAAGCGTATCAAGGAGGAAGACTATATCCGTGAGCAGGGTAGCGAACCATTGAAGAACAACCTTATCCGTAGATTGGTGAAGAATGTACTGGGTGTATATCGCTCACAGAGCAAGGAACCTACGTGCAATGCTAGAGATAAGGATGAGAAACGATATGGTGAGACCATGAGCGTGGTGCTGCAATGTAACCGACAACTGAACCGAGAGACGGAACTGGATGCACGAACCATGGAAGAGTTCCTGATAAGCGGTGCTGCTATCTATAAGAAAAAGTATGGATGGCGAAGAGGTAGGTTGGATTGCTGGACGGACTACGTGAACCCGAACAATTTCTTCATAGATAATAATATGAGGGATTTTCGTGGTTGGGATGTAAGCTGCTTGGGCGAGGTGCATGATATTACTATCGGTAACGTTCTGAGAGAGTTTGCTAAATCTCCTGATGAAGCTCGGAAGTTGAAGGAGATATACAGACTGGCGGCTAACCGAGATTTCGTGATTGCAGACTGCACTCAGCGATTCGGAGAGTTCGACCCTAAGACTATTGACTTTATGAATCCTGCCAACCCTTCTCTCTGCCGAGTGATTGAGGTCTGGCGCAAGGAGAGTAAACCGAGATACCGATGTCATGACTACAACAATGGTGACGATTTCAAGATTGATATTGAGGATAAGGCTGATATTGTAGATGCAGAGAACAAAGACAGAATCAGGCGAGGAATGGCTGCTGGCATGCTGGAAGAGGATATTCCTCTGATTGATGCCGAGTGGTTTATGGATGATTACTGGCATTTCTACTACCTTTCTCCTTTTGGTGATATTCTGAGAGAAGGCGAGACCCCTTATGCTCATGGTGAGCATCCATACTGCTTTAAGTTCTATCCGTTTATTGATGGCGAGATTCACAGCTTCGTGGAAGATGTGATTGACCAGCAGAGATACGTGAACCGACTTATCACGATGTACGACTTCATTATGCGTGCGAGTGCCAAGGGTGTGCTGCTCTGTCCTGAGGATTGTCTTCCTGATGATATGAGTTGGGATGATTTCTGCGATGAGTGGAGTAGGTTCAATGGTGTGGTGAGATACAAGCCAAACAAGAGCGGTCAGGTTCCTCAGCAAGTGGCAAACAACTCTACGAATATCGGTATCGGTGATTTGCTCAGTTATCAGTTGAAGTTCTTTGAGGATATATCGGGAGTGAATGGTGCGCTGCAAGGCAAACCAGGAGTGTCGGGTACGAGCGGTTCGCTCTATGCTCAGCAGACACAGAATGCTACCATGTCGCTGCTTGATATTTTGGAGACTTTCAGCCAGTTTATCATTGATGGTGCTTACAAGACCGTGAAGAATATGCAGCAGTACTACGATGTGGCTCGCAACTTCAATATCGTGGGTAGGGCAGGACAGATTGTGCGCTATGACCCTAAGAAGATTAGAGACGTGGAGTTTGACATCAATATAACGGAAAGTACGGCTACTCCTGTTTATAGACAGATGGCAAATGAGTTCCTTATGACCTTGTGGCAGAATCAGGCTATCACGCTGGAGCAGTTGCTGCAAGTAGGAGATTTCCCATTTGGAGAGGAGTTGCTGCAATCGGTTGCATCCAACCAGCAAGCCATTCAGAATGGTGAGACTCCACAAGGATTCTCTCCTCAGTTGCAAGCACAAGTGGATCAGGCATCACAGAGCAATCCAAAGGCTCAGGCGATGTTGCAGCAGATGATGAGCGGTCAGGGGGTGAGTCCTGACGGACAGACCCCACCGCTTGCTGCTTAATTTAGTTATTAATTTAATAAATAATAGTATGATTGCAGATAAACCAAGCGACAAGGAATGGTATGGCAACGGAAAACCCGATACCAGCCAAGGTAGCAATCCCAATAATGGTATAGCTACGGAGACTAAAGGTAGGGAAGATAAGCCCGAACTTTACGAGAATGATGTACTCGGCAAGGTGTCGAAACGCATGAAAAACGACATCTGGGCGAGGGGCAAAGAGAAACGAACCAAATATAAGGACGAATAAAGAAAGGAGGTGTTTTTATCGTAACTGTATTTGTCTGATACTCAGATAGCTACAGGGATATTTACGAGTTTATGGTGCTGCGTTGAAGATATTCTTATCTTTGCAGCATCATAAACTTTTAAATTTTATAGGTATGAATTTCGTAGAGTTTGTCGAAAAGTATCAGCGGGATATGACTCCTGAACAGATGTTGAGTATAGCTAAGGCTATCGGTAAGTATCTCTCGTACAGGTTGAGCGATGTAGAGGTGCATCATCTTTGTGCGATGGTGCATGGTGTTTTGAGTGAAGAACATTTTGACAAGTACTTTGCTGATGATGCTATCAGTAAGATGTGGTATGAGGACGCTGACGGAACCAAGCACATGGCTCCTTTCTTTACGGACGAAGAAATAAAGGAGGTTTTCGATAAACATAAGGATGATATATCAGACTATACCATCCATGATTTGGCGGTAACTATGAATTTACTGAGGAGTGACCATCATGTTCTGCTGGAGCGATATAGTGGGGATGCAGAGGAGTTGAAGGGAATGGTAGTGTTGATGGCGATAGAATACCTTCAAGACCCAGACTGTTTGCATCCAACGAGCAAGATATGGCATAACATTAACGGATAAGATGATGAATTGAAAGGCATAACTTATCTTTGCGTATTATTAATATTTTAAAAAAGATAAGTTATGTCTCCAAACGTGCGTGAAGGATTGCAATATAGTGCAGCTATAGGAATGCTTTTGAGCGGTGTTGTACTCACATTCCTATCATTCTTTCTCAACAATTATGTAGTGTCGGATGGTGTGCTTTGGTACGTCAGCCAGACTTTGGTTTACTCTGGGGCGATATTCGGAGTAAACGTTTATTTCAAAACAAAATTGGGCAACTTTGAAAGCAGGCTCAAAGGCGAACTTGCGAGTATAATGAAACAGGTAAAGGAGGGTAAGTAATGAAGGTAACAAGAGAACAGATTTTGGCGATTATGCCGAATGCAAAGGATAAGGTGGACGCTTTTCTTCCTTATATCAATGGCTATGCAGATACGTATAAGATTACGAACCCTAAGCGCATGGCGCATTTCTTGGCTCAGATAGCGCATGAGAGCGACGAATTGAGATACACCAAGGAATTGGGCGATAGAAACTATTTCCACAAGTATGATGTGGGTAAGTTGAAGAATATGCTAGGTAACCTGAAAGATGGTGACGGTTACAAGTATCGTGGAAGAGGCTTGATTATGATTACTGGCAGGGGGAACTATCAGGCATTACAGAATAGTAATGAAGTGCCTGACGATATTATGGAGCATCCTGAGTTGCTGGAGCAGCCTAGGTATGCCACCAAGAGTGGCATGTGGTGGTGGTGGAAGCACGACCTGAACAAACTGGCTGATAGTGATTGTTTCGTGGCTATTACCAAGATCATCAATGGTGGAACTAACGGCTTGGAATCAAGACGAAAGTACTTGAAGAGGGCATTGGTAGCATTCAAAGTGTAGGCTTATGAAGAAGTGGTACGATACTGATTTCTGGCAACTCCTGATATATGTTTTTGGTATGTTGCTGATAGCTTTTCTTCTGTCGGGATGCAAGACAAAATACGTCCCGATGGAAAAAGTTATATGTCGGGACGTAGTAAAACACGATACGTTGCATACTTCTGACAGCGTTTTCGTACGTGATTCAATCTTCCTCAGACAGAAGGGAGATACTTGCTTTCTTGACCGATGGCATGAGAAGACCGTCTATAAGAATGTGTATAAGGTGAAGGTGGATTCCTTCTTGAAAAGAGATTCTATCCCAGTACCCTATCCAGTGGAAAAACAACTCTCAAAGTGGAAGCAGATTCAGTTGAAGTATGCAGTGTGGTCGTTTGGCGCACTCTGTATGCTGCTCATCATATTAGGTTATAAACTCTATAAAAAGATAAAGAATGGCAGATTTCACATTGACAATCGAGAAAAATGACATCTATGAAGAGGTGGCGAAGACCACTGCCTACATAGGTAAAAATACGAAATTAGAGGACGGCAAGTCTGCTTTTGACCAGATATTTGTGACGGAAGCTGACTTGGCAATGATAGAGCGGTTCTTCAACGAGTCGTTAGATGCACTAAGAAATGTTCTGAAACGATTTATCTCAGGTTGCTCAGTAGTAGATGGGACCATCAACTGGGAACTCGATATGCCCAGCAGATTCGATGGCAACCTACTCGGTTCCATCAACTCGTCTGCCAACTCGTTCTTGGTAAACAACATTATCTGGAAGTGGTGCGAGATAGCCGCAAACGACAAGGTAAAGGAATATGCAGATAACGCTGCTGCATTATTGCTCGACATTAAGGATAAAGCGTTCTACAAAAAGAAACCGACACGAACAAAAATATCATAGTATGGCAAGAAAGAGTTTAACGATTACGTTGTATATGAGTGAACTCATTTACGACTTTCAGAATAAGGCGTTCCTTACAGGACGCAGTAGAAGAGCTGCCAGTATGGATGCTGAGGCGGCAAGTAATATTCAGGCGAGCGATGATGACGAAGACAAGAATCAAGCATTGCGTAGCATTCAGAATGCGTACAGCCAACTGCTTGTTGAGTTGAGTGAGTCAGTTCAAACAGACACAGGTACTACTGCGTCTAACGAGTTGATAAGTAGCGATACCAATATCACCATCAACCTCTCCCTTCCGTCTAACTATCCACTCGCCTTGAAGGATGCGCTTACCAGTTCCATCCATGACTACATTATCAACAAGGCATTGATGGACTGGTTTATCATTACCAACCCCAACGAGTCGAAGACTTATTCAGAACTGTCGATAGCTGCTATCAAGAATCTGCATGAGACCTTTAACAGACGTGAGAGGCCCAGCAGGACAGCTCCCAACGAATAATGAAGGAGGTTATCATGAAAGAATGCAGAGTATGCAACCTTGGGTACAAGGTGATGATAGAGCTTCAGAAGAAGGAGTTGGTTTTTGACATCAAGAATACTGCTGCCGTTTACGCAGATTCCATCTCCAGTTCGGTGGAGGATTCCCATTCTATCCACAACATCTATGATGTGGGCGAGGACGGCAACAGAGATAAGTTAGCAAGGATTCTTGATTCAGCAGTAGAAGACTGTAATGAAATGCTTTTCAGATATACCAAGATGGAAATGCTTGGTGGCGGCTTCGATTCCAATGAGTGGGAAGAATGTATAGGTTCGCCTACAAACGAGGAAGAAGCCTACTATTTGGCGATGAGGATGCCGCAAGGTTACTCGAAGACAAGTGTGCATACCATGACGGTATATATTCATGATTACATTGTGAACCAATGCTTATATGAGTGGCTGATGATTGTTTATCCTGATGGTGCTGATAGGTTCTGGGCACTCGCTGAGGATAAGAAACAGAAGATTAAGGAAGCAAGCAATCGGTCGGCTGGTAGGGCAAGAATTGCTTTGCATCCATTTTAAGGTTTTTGATTAAGATAAAGCAAGGGTAGCTATCCATCACGGACTGCTACCCTTTAGTTTTTATAATGAAAAAGAAAATTATTATCTAAGTTTATTCTGTAATCTTTCTTGGAACTCAGCAGATAGACCGCTTATAGATTCGTTGGGGGCAAGTTTGCCAATAAGCGCAATCCTGAAATATTTGTATGGAGAGCCTACAAGGCTTCTGAGAAATATATCAACAGAAGAACTAATGTAATACCAATTAACAAGGTCGTTACTCCCGAACAGAACCATTCCGCATTTCCCTGCCTGAATGCTGCTGAAATATCCTCTTGTGATGCAATCGAACATAGTCTTATAGACCTCTTGCCCAAGCGTTAAAGGACGGCTGCAAAGAAAGAACGGAACGCTTTCCGTTGGCTCCTTCACGTACACATCAAGAATTTTTCCAGCCTTGTCTGTAGCGTATGACTCAGGATATATATTCACTCGCTTGTTGAAGACATTGTGCATGGTACCCCACATCTTACTCTTCAAAGAGTAGGCGTAAGCATAAGTGTAGTACGGGTTGAAGACGATGATACGGCTATCGTAATAGTCATAGATCATATCGGCATTTTCGAGATACTTGCGGAAACGGATATACTTCACATCTGACTCAGGAATACTACCTGTCGCAAGGAGTTTATTCGGATAGGTCTTATCCTTTGTTGAGTGTGAATAAATGGATAGAAAATCGAAAGGATAATCATCCAGTGCGTCTGTTATACACTCAGATTCTCGTCCTCTCTGCATCATAATACCTCGCTCGGTAGGGAACAGAACCGCATCATCAATCTGCAAGATGCCCTTCGGGTTGGAGCAAATATCTCTATTGGCTGGCTGTCGGGCAATATAGGTTCCTTCTTCTCCAAGCATCAATACCCATACTCCTTCATCTGTAAAAGCGTAGAGTGGAGCATCGCCAAACTGACCTTCGCTGATTGGTCGGGTGTTAGCTGCCAGTGCTGAGATAATAGATGAACCTACTTGTACGCTATTCTTTGCAGGGAAGATTAGAGGATTCTCAGCTTCGCTTACTTTTACAACAGAAGTATATGGAAGTGCATTTGTATTTGTTTTATAGTTTTCGTATTTGCTGACAATATTATTCCATTCCTCTTCTGATGATTTCTCCCATGGCAAAGCAAATTGCGGTACGTTTTCCTTTCCTTCTCCTGCTACGTAAAAAGAAAATGCTGTGGTTTCGGAAGAATGCAAGTTAACCGTAGATTTATAAAACAAAGAAGTTCCAGTCTTTTGGTAGAATGTGATTTCAGATACATTTAAGATTGGTACACATACAAAGTAATATAGTCTTGCACCTAAATTATCAACCTTGCACCAAAATTCTTTGTTTAGCGCTTTCACTCGAACTATTCCCTCTGTATTTAATTGTGCATCGTCTGGCAAGTTTGTTTTAGGAGTGATGTTACTTACCAAATCAACATTATATCCTTCTTTTACGTTCCCCACATGAAGTCTATTATTGAATGTAATCGCACATTTACCTCCTAAATCTGAACGATATAGGTTAGCCAAAGGTAATGACTCTTCTGTTCCCTCAACTCTTTTGAGTTGTAGTTCTTTGCCAAATTCATCTTTACTGATAAATAGTGAATGATAGAATGATAGGGAATCTATGGCATTGGCTGCTTCCTTTCCTGACATCATTGTGAAAAACATATCACCTTGGTCTCTATCATTTAATTCTGGTACAACGTATTTGGCTGCTGCTGATTCTAAATTAACGAAAGATTCGGCTTTGCTTAAAAAAATATCGATGCCTTGTATAAGATTTGATATTTTATCAAGGTTATCTATGTTTGCGCTAATAGTCCAAGATGCTATTGCTGGTCCAATCGACGAAAATCTCTTGTTATAAGGGTCAACAAAAACAGAAGCTAAAGTTTCATCACGAAAGTCAAGTTTAAAAATATTGGAAATGCTGTAGTATGTACCATCGTATAATCTGATAGCTGCTACTCCAAACACAAAATACTTTTGCCATTGTTTTCCTTTGTTGGACAAAGTCTTGTTAATTTCAGCGTCAAACATGTTGAAAACCTTCGAGACTTGGTTTACGTTCATTCCAGTTATCTTTCTACCAGAAGAACTGCTTTCATAAGTAACATAGTCCCAAAATTCATCACCTAGCGAGATTTCTGCTGTACCACCATGATTATCAATATCATTAAAATCGATTTTGATTTCATAGTTAAAGTTATCTCTATCAAATAGCTGATAATTATCGCCAATCCAATATAAGTATTTGATAGATATTTCTCCAACAAAATTAACTATATTGCCTACTGCTGTAACTGCATTGGCGTGGAATCCGTTTAAGTCGATGGGGTTCTTGGTTCCGTCTCCACCTTTTTCCATCCAGTACCAAGTATCATCTGCTTTACGGATGATGTAGTGAGAGTGAATCGATTCATCGTGTGTTACCTTATGTACCAGTTCGATGGTGTCGTCTGCATCAAGCGTGATATTTTGCTCAGCTACCACAGGCTGATGAATAGGGTGTAGTGCCCCATCCTCGTTGATGAGGTTGAGGCAGGTTGCCAACTCCCCATCCTGACAATCATAGTCGGATGGAGAGTTGGCGAGTCCTTTGAGAATTACTTCTTGTCTCGTTGCCATGTGTTCGAATTTAATTTTGGTCGAATGATTTCGTAGTATGGCTCGCCTTTGCCTGACTTACGTGGAATACAGGTCAGGCGAACCATTCTGTTGAGCGGAAGATTGTACTCATCAAGGATGGCGGTGACGGAAGGAAGGTCACTTCGAAATCCCACCTTCTTATGCTCCTGATTGAATTGAAGCTGAGTGAAGGCGGTGTTTGCCTTGCAAAGTTCTTCCCAGTCCTCACGCATACAGAATCCGTATGTTCCTCTGTCTGATAACCTGAACACGAAGACGGAATGGTCTGTACGTTCCTTCTGCATGATATGATCGTAGATACCCTTGGAGAGTGTGACAGAGTTCGCTCTTCCGTCCAGTATCACAAAATTGTCGCGATGCCTGAAACCATTGACTTTATCTATTATATATTTGAATTTCATTGCACAAATATAATAAGTAAATTGATGATATATATATTATCTATTAACTTTATCTCCGGTACTACTTATTTGCTAGTTCTTTCGCTTCTTCAAGTGATATTGGCTTTCCGCTAAGAGGAATACGAAAATCGAACTTAGAACGGAAAGCGTAATAACCTACGAAATCGAAGCTCTGTTTCATACGCTCGTCTGTGGTGATGTACTTCTTGTAAGCCTTCACTTCCTTTTCTGAGCGATAGATGGTAGAGTTGACGAAGTAAGAACTGGTTCCCTTGTTTGCGATAACTGAAATAAAGAACTGCTTGCCAAGGAATTTCTCCTTGATACGTTGGATAATTGAGATTTTCTTTGTATTCATACTGTAAATCTGATTAATTATTATGATGAGTGCAGATAGGCTGCCCTATACTATTCCACAAGATACGATGCAATCTTCTGTGTTGATACCACGATAGTATTCACATCGCTGGCAAGCAAGACTACCTACCATCAGGATTTCGTGAGTGTATCTGCCTTGTATGGCGAAAGGGCATGGAGTGGTGTACTCGAAGTGTCCTCCGACAAATTCGTTGACGTTATATTTTGGATATTTCATAGTCTAATTTTATACGTTCACCGATTAAAAATAAATGTTCGTAGTTTTCTCTATAAATAGGAAAAACATTTGTTTGTGTCTTTCCACATGATTTTGGCTCAGGGCAGAATCCTCTATAGATACATTGTGGGACACAAGCAGCAGCAAGACGTGGTTCGATTTTCATCAACTCTTCAATCACTTGCATCCATATCTTTCTTGTCTCGTAGGAAGCCTTGTTACATAGTCTCAGTTTAGATATATTGATAATCTCCTGAGCGTTGAGAGATAGCTGCAAGTTGACCAAATCATCCTGCCGCATATCGTGGCGAGATACATTGGAACCAGTAATATCTGGTCTTGATGTAGAAACGAATGGCTGAGCATGGACGTGGCGAACAAAGTGGTTGCTCACCCAGTATGGTATGCCGTACATCTTAATATCGAACTCCAATTCTCTGAGCGGAGAATGCTCGCTGAGGATCATCTGTTTCTTGAACTCATCGCTTGGCTCACGTCCTAACGACTTCTTGCCTTGTGTGAACCGAGCGGCATCTACAACACGCTGCCAGTCGGTTACTCTTGTAATTTCTATTTTCATAAGTTATTTCTTAATATACTATTCTTCTTTAAGTTCTACATTATCACCAAGAACATCATTGATTTTCTTTTCGATAAACTCATCAGAAGTATTCTCCTTTATTAGAGTATCAATGTCTGGTACCTCTGCATCAACTTTGTCTTCTTGCATTTTTGAGGTAAGCATACCAATTACCAATTTCGCCCAAGGACTATTAGCTATGCTTGTCAATGAATCCTTTTGAAGATCATAGGCTTTCTTCAACTCTCCGTTATCACGGAAATATCTGAGTACTTCCGTCAATGCAGCAACAAAGTTCTTGTCTGCCATCTGATTACTCTTTGCTTCTTCCAGTTTAATCATTAGGAAGAGTAAAGATGAATGTAAATCTGTTTTGTTCATACGCTACTTAAATTTAATTACGAAAAACTCCTTGCCCAAGAAATCATCTGGGCACCAGCCCTTTCGAGGTCTATCAATGTCAATCCACTCGATTTCCTTCTCTACTCTAGGCTTGTCTCCGTAGCCGTTGATGAAGAGGACGTGGGTGTAAGGCTTGAATACAAGCAACTCTGGCTTGAATACGCATCTTAATGTAAATGCACTTGAATCAACCAAAAGTCTAACAATCCAAAAATGCTTCGCCTCCCGATACTCCTCCTTCTTCTCGCCCGACACGATTTTGTCAAACCATTCTTTCTTGACTGATAAAGTCAGTACTTTCTTTTCCATATCCAAAACGCTTTACTTATTTCCTTACATGCCCTTCTTCTCTCAGCAGCCATTCCTCGGATTTCTCTTAGGGTAGGCTCGAAGCCTATCTTATGCAAGCCGCACTAACCTACACGAAACCAATAGTCAATCTTTCTGAGATTGACTGGCTTGGCGTTTGCGAAACTGTACTTCTTCATCCTTCCACCTCCTCCCAGTCCGTTGCGAGAACATCTTCCATTGAGAAGAACTCATCCCAATTGTCATACCGGATTTTTTGTCTCTCGCTTTCATCAATGAGATATAAAAGTGATTTCTTCACAACAACGTGGATATACATTCCTTCGTCCCACGTTTTACGTCTCACTTTCCTCCCTTCCTTCATTCTTCTCAGAGCCTCCGAGAAGTCAAATGTTTCCTTGCTCAGAGCCTCCGAGAAGTCAAATGTTTTCTTACTCATGTTGATTTATTTTTAATGTTACACATACATCACAGACATTTTTATCCATAACTATTCCTCCACTTTTACACCAAATGGAGTTCCGTCGGCAAATGAGTATTCATTAAATACTCTCTCATAACTAAATGGAGTATCATCTATGCCAACTACTACACCAATCGCAATAGCTTTAATCATATAATACCCACTTTCCGCATCTTTGAACTTCACATATCCAAACGGCTGATGTTTTTTCATCTCCGTCCAGCACTCTTCCGCGTTGGCAAAAGGTCTATACTTTGACCCTGGCTTGATGCGATATTTTTTACACGGGTTCCAGGCAGGGTCAGCAGAATCACACCATACTCTACCGTCCGAATATTGTACCGGCTTGCCATCAACAAAGGCTTGCATTACCTTGATGCGTTCTTTTGTTTCTTCTTTTGTCATATCTACTTAATTTTATTAATTTGATTACCACTAACGGATGCGAGTTGCAAATCCATTAATTACTTCATACACTCTACTGCCAATATAGATATATTTTATCTTATATGGTTTTCTGAACGTTGTCATAATCAATCCTCCAATTCTTTTAAAATTAGTTTTACTTGTTCATATATAGGCGCATCCCAGCCTTCATCAAACGCTTTTCCATCAGAAGAAAGATGATGTTCGTTGATGTAATCAAAGATTGCGTTGCAAAAGAAATCATCACTTGTACCCTCGCAAGAATCTTTATCATAGAAACCTTCGTGACTTAGAAGTTTTTCACATTCCTTGTGCATACGGATTGCAGATTTATATTTAGGAACAAACTGACGAATATATTTCGTTCCAACTTCTATTTCACAGCCACACATATAACATCTGTGTGGCTTACGTGCCTTATGTACTGTATCTATATAATCCATACTTACTCCTCCAATTTTAAACTAGTTCCACCATTTCGACTTTCCTTGAGGAAGTCGTTAACTTCTTCCTTGTAGGAATAACCGCAATCCTTCTGAAGAATCTTTATTTTCTTGTAACCGATACTTGCTTCACGACAAAGTTTTGCTGCTAAGCTGTAATTTTTAGCGTAGCCTATTACGTTTTGTATAACACTCCACTGACCACGTTCAAAATCTGTTATAGTCTCCTCTGATTTCTCCATACTTCCTTTCTTTGGTTTAACACTATAATGCAAGTCATCAACAATCTCAACTTCATAGCAGGCATCACAATAATGCTTACCATCAATCTCTTCCCAATCGGAATAGTCTCCTATGTTGAAATTCTTTCCACTAAAAATTGATTCACAGGTGTCTGTTCCCTCAAATAGCTTGCCACATCTATCACAAACTACTTGATACATTGTAATGGGTCTAAACATAATTATTCTCTATAAGTATCATATACCTCTAATATAGCACCATCATCTTCACTTGAGATAATAACTGAGTGCATACATTTCTGCTGAAAATCAAGAAGTTCTTCAAGAGAATTAATCTCTATCGTATGCTTCCAATGACTCTTATCCGTTTTCTTAGACTTGATACGCTCTACATACTTTGTAGGCTTATTAAGAGAGCCACACAATTCTCCAATTGGGTCATTTGTGCGTTCATCGTCTCCACTCGACATAATTAATTCAAACTTCATACTTATTCCTCCAATAATTTAAACTCGGCAATAGAGTGATAGAAATCACTATTACCATATACATCACAACTATAAGTCTTACCATTAACTGATACCTCAAAATAGTTATTGTCATCATGTGTAATATCTACTTCAACTGGTAAGATATTCTCCTTGAAGTACCCAGCGGCTTGGATATTATCCATAGGCTCCTCAGTCTCAAAGGTTACACACTCCTCGTTGATTATATCTCCTATGGTCATACTTACTCCTTTCCGTTTAATAATTCTGCTTCCGTAATACACTCTCTTGGCACATAAGCCCAAAAGTTTGGTTTTACAGAGAAACATAAATAAGTTACCCAGCATCTATCGTTGTACTCAACAATTTCGTAATGCACACCTGAACCTGTATTATATTGTGCTATTACTAAACTATTGTCTTCTGGTCTAACATCAATCTCCTTAGGATAATCTTTATGTAAGAAGAACTTTTTAAGTTTATCTTTCAACGATGGAATATATTGCGCAGTAAGACCGTTCCATAATAAGGTAAAAGAGTTCAGTTTCCATTCCTTCACTACATATTTGCTGTCTATGTTCCATTCACCATACATGTAAGTATATCCTGCTTTATAGAAATCATCATAGATTTTTCTACAAACGCAAAGTCCTTTGGCGTGAAAACTGTCTTTGCTAAGTACTATCACCCAATCAAATCTTCTATTATCCATACTTACTCCTCCAACTTTTCAATTCTGCGCCAATGAGTGAACTCTACATCATTTCGTACAACATAAGATAAAGGAAGTACCCATTTATCTTTGTAGCACACAACAATATCATTCCAAGAGCCGTCCCATTCAAGTCTTGGCGCAGGCTCATCCTCAACAGAAATCCAATCTGACTTGGAGAGTTCCTTCAAAGCTTCTTCCAAACGACAAATGCAATTATGCAAATATGTCTGTCTGTTTTCATATTTGCGTAAAATTGCTAAATGTTTTGCTTCTTTTATCAACTCTATTACTTTCTTCTTATCCATAGTTAATCATTTTGTTAGTTTATTCATTAATAAATCAAATTCAGATTCATACATACGTGTTATTGGAATGTTATTCCAATAAAGTATTCCAGTCCATCCATAGGGTTGACGAGATTTCTTCCATTTTCCTACCCATTTACTCATATTATGTATGTTTAATTAAAAACTCTTTTGCTCTACCAGCAAACCCCTTGATAGCAGCTTTCTTGTGAGCCACATTCCCAGTAGTCAGCTCATCTGCCATTTCCTCGATGGTGGTGAAGTGCTTGACTAGCTTGTCTTTGAGGTCTTGGTCTATCTGATACATTTTATTCATAAGTCAGTCTCCTAAGAATGCAAGTGCATCATCAAGTATTTCTGCCCATTCATTCATCTTGCTAACACCAGCTGCACTGCTATAAGCAGATTCTGTCTGAATATCATTATATACTTTTCTGATGTTTCTCTTTGCTTTATCTACATTCATTGCTCTTTCTTTTTATCCTCTTTTAAATTGAATTGCCTTGATAAAAATTGATTGCTCTTTATCAAGTTGATCATTTCGTCCTCTGTGTGAGTACCTTTCCAGAACAACTCAGTATGACTACAATTTCTTTTATCATCTACAGAGAATGGCACGCCATAATTTGTATAAACTTCGCCATGGTGTTTGATAAGGTGTCGTCCAGGGTTATTCTGAATATTATTTATCCAAAAGTTATTATCACATTCACACCACATCTTATATTCATCATTACTCAACATTTTATCAATGCCAAGAGGATAATGCCCAGAACATCTATTTGTTCCAAAATAAATAATCTCTGCCATATTTTTTCTTTTTTTCCTCTCCCTGTTGCCAAGGAGAGGAGGGTTAATCCTAATATAAAAAACTAGACATAGTAAAATTAGTATCACTATCATCTATACCATCAAACATATAGCTATTTATTTTGTGCATAGCATCTGTATTTCCTTTAATTCTTTCTCTCATTTCTGCTAGTGCTGTTTCTTTTGAGATAGAATACTCACTTTTATCTAAATAGTGACCAATAATCTTCCCCAACTTGGTATTTGCTAATTCTTTTTTAATACCACAATAGTATTCGTCAATACTAGCAAAAGGAGTTAGAATGTCTTTATTTTTTATAAATTTTCCAAGTTCTCTCTTGTCATATATATAATCGGCCACTCCTTCCATTTTTCCTTTGGCTACAGCATCATATACTTCTTGTTCTAAATCATATAATTTAAATTGTGTATTCTGCAATAGCCATAAGATATAGCCTGTATGAGTGCAAATGATTTCTAAGACTTCCTTGCCTTTATATTTACCAAAGGTAAATCTTCGTGATTTTATAGTCATTATTACTTATATTTATATCCCATAAGGGGTGATTATTTACTAAAGTTCATCAAACTCTTTCTGAAATCTCTGTTTTGTTTCTGATGCGAGTTGCAAGAATTTAGCGTTGAACTCTTTGTCGCATTTGAGCAAACCATAAAGACACTCTCCAAGTGTTTCCTTACCAACAGTTTCTGGCATTGTTAGCTTTTCCACTTTTGGAATTAAATTATTATCTAAAAGATTAGCACGTTCTAATTGTTCTTTATTCATTGTTATTCTATTTATGCCCGAAGGCGGTTAAATACTTAATCTTCTATCTATTGCTTTTATCACTTCTTGTATGGAAGCTACCTCATCGTTGGTTTTTGCGTATCGCCATTGAAATATTACCAGCATATTTCTAAGGCGAATAAAATCCGTTCTCAATAACTTATCATTGCCCATACCTACACCTCCATTTCGTGATTAATACCTAGACCAAAGAGGAGGTGCTGGAGTTCGTGAACATACTTAATGTATGTAATTTGTGTGCATGACTTGTTGTAAGTAAACGGATATACATCAAACTCCTTACCGATACCTTTTTCTATGTAGATAGGAAAATATCCATATTCTTCAATATCGGGTTTTGTATATACCCAATGACTATTCAGTATTCCTCTGCTCATCACTTTTTTCTTCCATCCATTCTTTTCTAGAATCTCTGATGTAATAGGGATAGGCACAATGTGCTTAACCCAAGTTGAAGTCTCGACAAAATTCTCTTTATCCTCTTTCGTGACGGCATCCAAGGTTACTACACCTTTGTTGATAGTGCCATCTTTAAGGGTGAGTGTTCTATTAGTGTCACTCGCTGTAACAACGTATGCGACACCTTTCTTCGTTCCTATTGGCAATCCATCTGTCATTACCAAATCACCAGGAATATACTTTAACTTATTCATACGCTTTACTTAAATAATAAAAACTTTCCTTTTTCAATGCCTATGGATTTAATTTCTTGATAGCAAGGTTCTTTATCTCCATAACAATTAATAACTATATCCTCTTTTATGCAAACATCCATATCTGGATTGATTTGTAGTAATGCTGCTAATTCTTTTGCTTTCATACACCTATTCCTTTATATATTCATTTACTTCATCTAAAACCCGTGTTAGCAGGTTCTTTAGAATCTTTAATTCATCATTAGAATATGTTACTATTGGATAACCATCAAGGGTAGTTTCGCCAAAGTAGCTACGACTTATCTTTAATGAGTGTTTATTCTTTTTCATTCCCATCTTCTTCTTCCTTTGGAAGTAAATCATCAATGTAGAGCCACTTGTCAATTAGCCCTAAGAACTTTTGGTTATCTTCGTCACTGCACCACCAATGATGCCAAGTATCATAGTTATATAAGCATACAATATCATCCTTGAATCTAACCAAGCATTCAACAAACTCATTTTCTTGATTAGTCCTTTTAGGCTCTTCACTTGCAGGATGCCACAAGTCCTTCAAGAACTCATTGATAGCCCACTTAGCACCACTATAAAATTCAGATGAAATAAAGCCACATTTATTAATAGCAGCATCTTCAATTTTCTTTTCGTCTATCATAACTTACTTCTCCTTTAAACGTTCAATTAATTTATCTGCTGTTTTGATAGCAAAATTAACAACACTGTCATACGTAGGGATAGGACGTGACACAAGACCTGCTGCGACATCTTTTGCTATCTCATATCTTCTCTGCTCCCAATCTATTATGGCATCTGAGTTAGGAATATTTTCAAAGTCCCAATAGTAGTTAAGGTTCTCTCCCTCATGTTCTCTCCCTTTGCTATCTATATATGAGACTTCATCATATATATTTCTTATTGTAGAACATCTAAAATAAATTACATCTACAACTTCGCCTGTCTTTCTGATTTTTGCTTTACTCATCACTCACCCCCTTTCCATTCATCAGTTGTACCCAAAAGGTGCTTGGTCTCCTCGTTGTAAGGGATGCAGTGTCTCCACATATTACCCACGCAAGAGAAGCGATAATCTGAATCATCAACAAGTCTATTATGACTGAAAAAATCTGCTTTCCACTCTCTATCATCGAAGTCTCTCACCAGTACCTTATCAAATGCCTTGAACTCATACCCCTTAGATAAGTCCTCGATTTTCTTAGTGTCTGGATTCCAACGCTTGCCTTCCTTAGCCAAGGCATCAAAGAGTTGCTGCTTCTCCTCTTCGGTTGCTAGGCGAGAACCGTGAACATCTTCCATTGCGTTATTATAGTACAAGCTATTATAATCTGCATCTAGGCTGGTATAATAAAGAGTTGCTGCACTTTTTTGTACCTTCTTCTTGAATATGTATATCAGATGGCATCCATTCATATATAATATATCCCCATCCTTGAACTCAGGCTGCTCTTCAACCTCCTCAATCTCTACAATATATTCTTTAACAACATCGTCAGATGCCTTATGCCAATCCTTTGTATCAGCAAGAAAAGTATCAAATTTTTTAAAAGGACCTTCATGCTTAATGAGTTTAGATTTGAATGTTGAGTAAGATGAATGAGCAAAACTTTCAAATATACAAAATTTTCCATCATCATTTAATAGCACATCGCCTTTCTTCCAAGCGAACTTCTCCCAGTCTCTCATTTCCTTTGATGGGAAAAGCAGGACTTCACCTGCCAGCGTGTTCTGTCCTGTTACAAAGAAATACTTTTCTTCTATTGAAGTAAATCCGTTATGGATAGGGAAAACTATTATACCACTACCTGATAAACGACTAAATTTACAATTTCCAAAGATAGGAGACCACAATTTCGTACCTTCTGGCTTATCCTTTAGGATAGCCGATATGTTAAGTTCTTTTTCCATATTAATTTCTCATTATGTGACACTTAATAATCTTGTTTTTCGCAAGAGGTTGCGAGTTGTTGATGTTCTTGATAAACTCTCGTTCCATCTGCTCAGGAAAGATGGGTTTGGTCGGCTTTGGGATGGTGATGGTAGCCTGAATCTTGCTACCATCACTCAAAGTCATTAAGCATCTTCTTGTAATCTGTTCTATCCCAAACATATTCTGTCCTCCTAATATTTATATCCGTGTAGATACGGACGGTTTTCGTTGTACTTCATTTTCAACCTGATATGTTCCATCAGGTTGATATTGTTTCTGTGGGCAATCGCAAAGATGTCTATTAGCATTTCCTGAAGATGTTTGGCGAGATACCAGTTTGGGGAATCGTTCAAGTCACAGACTCCCATCTTTTCGATGAGTCTGTATAGGTCTTCTACTATATTAAGCCCAAAGATAAATTTAGCCAATGCGTATTCATCTTTTATGTCATTATCTCCCATGAGTTCGATTTTTTCGCTATCCATGATACTACCCAAGAGTGAGAGAATACGAATAGCGATGTCGGCAAACTCAGACTCTACTGTGCCTTCCAATGTGATTCGGTAGGCGGTCGGAATGTCCCTGCCCATTTCAATTTCGCTTTCGTAGTCTTCGATTGAACCATGTCTGTCCTTTCTGTCGGCTTGTAAAGCTTCGCTCATTTCTACAATGATGAACATCAGGTAGAATGTAGTATCAATACCAGTATCAGAGTAGAAGCCCTTGCTCTTTGCAGACTCATAGGCTTGTTTAGATAAGACCTCCAAGTCTTCCTTTGTAATTATTCCTAACTTTTCTTCCATATTGATTTTGATTTATAAATTTCTGATAGTATTTATTTGTTTCAATCCACATAGCTTTGCTATGACTTGATAGTGAATGCCGTATCGTTGAGGGTCCTGCACCAGTCTATCTTGCCTTCTGCACATAATTCGTTGAGGGCTTGCTGCGGTTGATGGAATCCTCGGTTGATGATTTCTGCGGCAAGAACATGATTTGGAACGATGTGCGCTGCCTTACGCTCTTCCTGAATCTCAGCGATGATGGCTAAGATTTGTTCTTTTTCTGTCTTCATTTGGTGGGGAAGGTAAGAATGATACGTGAGTTACTTGTTGCTGGAACATTAATTGCTCCCACTTTCCGTTCATGTCTTGCTGGTACCACAAACCATCGTGCATTGTCCCGATGATTGGGTTGCCTTTGTACCATAGTACCATGGTCTTGTGGGCAAAGAGGGCTTTATGCGCTTTGCTGATGCGCTTGCCTATCTTGATATATCCGAAAATATCCATAAGCTAAAAGAGTGATAGCTGACCGCTCTTGTCGTGATAGTAATTCCCTGATGGAAATATCAGTTCCTCGAACATGGCAGTCAGGCAGTTGGTGACTATTGAGTTTCCTGCAAGGGCATAGAGTTTGCTCTTACAGATAATGAGTTGACCAGACTTCTCCTTGCTCAGGAGTTTATCTATGTCAGCTTCATGCACTCCCATCAGGCGGAAACAATCTCTTGGAGTGTACTTCCTAATTTGGATGGAGTATTTCTTTCCGTTGGGAGCGGTGTGAATTATTTCTTTGTTCATGATGGTTACGAAAGTCATGTTGGACGTATCGACGGTTGTCTTGATGGTAGGGGAGATTCCTTGCAAAACAGATTGGTTATAGAGGTCTAAGACTTGCCCCCCCATATCAGGATTGACCTTCCCTGATAGGAGTAGGGATTTCATACGTTTTCCTCCAGTTATCATATCTCTTTGACTATTAAGAATAATGGAATGCAGCCACCTCCGTGACCCATAGCAGAATTGAGAGTAGGGGAGATACCCTTGGTGGAATAGACTCTGGTCTGCTGCTCTATCCTGCCTTTGATTTGGAGGTTTGCCAGCTTTATAATTTTGTCGCACATTATAATTTCTTGATGATTAAGACTGCGTTGGCTGCTCTGCCATCGTTATGTATATAGTTGGCAAAACCAGCCTTATAATAACTTTTACGGATGGTTCTACTTAAACCATCTACGTCTGAGTTGATGAGTAGTTTCATGCTTGTAAATTTTTGATTATCAATACCCCCCCTTAGGGAAATGGTCAACACCAAGAAGATTGGCTATGCTGATTCCTGCACCAAACGATGATGTGATGGTCGGGGAGCATCCATCAGCAGTTTTCGGTATTGCTATCTTCGGGGTAGAGTTTTTGATTGATTCATTGATGTCTGCTTTTGTGAGATACTTTTCGAGAAGTGGCTGGGATAGGAAATATTCGGGAGATACATCATCTTCCAATATGTCCTCAACCGTTGTCTCTAACTTGATAGGCGAAGGGAAGTGATACTCTGGGTTCGGCTCGTCTTCTGTTCTTAGGATGGAGATTACGAAGATACGTTCACGATTCTGTGGAATCCCATAGTCCTTAGAATTAAGAACCTTGTAAAATGACGTGTAGCCGAAAGAGTCGAGGTCTCTTAGATATTGGAAGAAGTACTTTCTCATCTTCTCTGACAGGAGTCCTTTCACGTTCTCCAACATCACATATTTCGGTTTCTTGACTGCCAGCATTCTCTTCTCCTGAAAGATGAGGGATGAACGTGTGCCGCTCCCTTCCTCGCCACCTTGCCTGAGACCAGCATTTGAGAAGTCTTGGCATGGAGAAGACCAACTGATGAAGTCGAAGTCGGGAACCTCGTTCCAGTCAATTCTTGTCACGTCACCGAAATTAGGAATATCCCATCCATGCAGGAGTCTGTAGGCTTGAATAGCAGAAGGTTCTATCTCCGAATATCCTACTACCTTGAAGTCAAACTCAGGATGGTTCTCTTGGAGGTACTTGAAGGCGAGACTCTGGCTGCCATAACCAGCGAACGCCTCGAATACTCTGAGAGGATGCTGCTTGTTGTATTTGCTGATTGCTATCATTTTATTTATTTTTGCGGATTCCATTCTATACCCAAACGCTCTAACGTTCCATTGTCACGATATATCTCCAACTGAGATTTACAGAAGCTCTTTGGATTCTTTTCAAGGATTTCTATCATGCCAAAGATGCGTTGTCGAAGGGCTTTGTTCTTTGCTTCGTCCGTATTCCGCTCCTGTTCTGCCCTTGTTTTGGAGATAAGTTGGCTTATCTCAGATGGTTTCTCGTTGATAACTGCTGGCGGTGGTGTCGCTCCGATAAGTTCGTCTTCCCATCCTCGCTGGTTGAGGAAAGTTTGGAAGTTCTTGCGATATTGCTTGTCGGGCTTGGAGAGTACATAGAGAGGAATATACTCTATAGCTGCCTTGCGGTCTTTCTGGCTCATGGAGTTCCACTTCTTTTCGAGTTTTTCTTTGCAGCCTACCTTCTTGTCGTACAAGTTCCATGCTCGCTCAAAGGTGTATTCGTCTTTGACTTCCTTGGGAGGAGCCGTAACCTTGTAACCGTTTTCTTCAAGAAGTTGGATGGCTTGTCTGATTTCTTCTGTCATAGTTCACCATTTAGATAATTGTCGATAGCTTCCATAAATTCGTCTATAGAACGGATGATGATGTACTTTCCTCCGTGCCGCTCCGCTTCACACTGAAACACCTTCTGTTCTGGCTCTTGTCTGCCTTTCGGTGTCTTGTTTTCAATGCAGAGGAATCCATACTGAGAGGTGCGCTTCAGGAGCAGCATATCTGATACTCCTGCCTTCATACCTTCTTCTTTCAGCCATGCGGCTTGTCGTGATGTTCGCTTGCCGCCATTCGGAACGGCAAAGAAGACACCTTCAAGGTCAGGATATACCCCACGGATATACCTGACCTCTGCGGCTTGCAAGTTGTGCTCATCATAGGATGAACGCTTGCGTATCTTCTTGCCTTCCTCTTCTAACTTTGCCTTGATTTCAGCGTATGATGTCATTACCAGTCTTCGTTGAAAAGGTCGTTGAGAGATTCTTCGCCCATGATGCGGATAGCTTCGATGGTTACGCCCATTGAAGAAAAGAAAACATTAGCGTCGTTAAGGTACGAAGTAGCTTTAGGCACGTATTCTCTTGTCTTGTAACAAATACACCAGTTAACAGTTTCGCCATCGAACTTAGGTTTCCATCCCTTGTTGAGATACTTGGCGATGTTCTGCAACTTATTGAAAGCGACCATACGTTTACACTGAGCTTCGGATGCACAGTTGTTTATGTCGTTGTAGCTATTTTCATTTGTTATCGCATATAAGATACGGGTACCACCAACCCAATATGCAGTCTTTCCATAGTAGAGTTCTTTGAGAACATCATCATAAGTGATATGCTTGTCTTCCTTATCATCAGGAGTTTCTGCCTCTCCTTCAATCTTCTTACGAACCATCAACCTACCATCCTTAGAGAAGAAGAACTGGAAGTTATCAGGGGTAGTGTACTCAACTGCCGAACCATCAGCAGGAATACGCAATTTAGATAAGGTTGCATTGCCGTTGTTGATGTCCTCATTGTTGATGCCTTCTGCATGAATATCAGGAGTCTTTTTTGCTTCTTCTGCCATTTTCTTAGCAATCATTTCCGTACCCTTGCCAAGAAGTGCGCCGATAATCATCTGAACGAATGATGAAAACTCTGTTTCGTTGTTGCGCTGACGATTATGTCTGTTGTTGCGCTTGTCGTTTCTACGTGTCATATCAACTATAATTTTGTAAAATGTTATTAAACTCGTCTTCTGTAACACCATTTGCTACCATGATGGTAAGAATGGTGTCTAATACCTTGGAATATACATCGTTAAAGGCTGGCTCATCCATCTTGGCGAATGAGATAGACTTGGCTCTCTCCAAGAACTTCTGTCCGTTGAGGTCATAAAGCGGTTCGCTGAATCCAGATGTTATCAGAAGTTGCTCACGAAATGTGTCTATAGAACGTAAGTTTGTGCGCTGCTGCTCTGTAAGACAATCCCATGCCGCACGGATAAGAGCGAAGAACTTGCGATGAAACTTGATGTTCCTTGGTCGAACTATATTCGCCTTGACGATTGTTCCAACCTTTATCTTTTTCATTTCCTCGTAATCATCATCCGAGTATGGACGAAGACCAGTGGTTGTTCGTACAAGATGGATTTCCATACCTTATATTATTGGTTTGGGGCAGGGAAGGGAAGACCCTGCTGCTGACCACCTGCATATTGAGCGTTCTGCTGAATAGGTTGACCGCTTGCGTTAACCTGAGGGGGAAAAGTCTGCATCTGCTGCAGGATAGGTGCTGGCTGAGGTGGATAGTTGGCTGCTTGCTGCTGAGGAACCTGACCTATCTGACTCTGCATCATCTGTCCCTGCTGCTGTGCATTTGGTCGTTCCACCTTCCAACAATCCAACTGATTGAACCATCGTCCGTCTCTAGACTGATGTGCCTTCAATCCGATGTTTGCGGTGATGATTTCGCCTACCTGAATGCCGAACTGCTGAATCTTGTCAGAACCGTAAACTTGGATAACGGCTCTTGAATGGTACTGCTGATTCAGTTCCTCAATAACATACTCTTGGGAACTCCAATGGGTTCCGTTTTGGGAAGTTCCCGTTTGAACTTGCCCTGATGCAATAATCTTGCCTGTAAACTTTACGTTCATATTATATTAATTAAGTTTGATTCTTAACGATGGCTTGGTAGCCGTTTCTTTCAAATAATACTCGTAGTGGTCTGGCTCCGTATCTTTGAAAAGCTTCATGTCAAAGGTTTTCTTGGTCGTAGCTGCCACATAAGAGTAAGAGGCGATATTAGTCTTGATGGATTTCTGCTTGTTGTCCTCCATCATCTTCATTATCTTTTCCTTCAAGTCGTCCTGCACAATCTTCATTGCATCAATACGAGCAGTTATCAATCGATACTCCTGCTCCAGTGCCGAGAACTGTTCAGGTACTTCTACCTTATACTGATAGTCTGCATCGTCAGTAAGATAAGCGTTGATTAACTCATCTATCTGCTCATCTGATACTCTTGGTAGCGGCTGGAACTTGCTCTGTCCGTTCTTGAACCACATACAAACAATCTCCTTCACTTTCAGGTCGGGGTTCTGTTCCTCGAACCATTTAGCATAGATGGATAACTGGAGAGATACGTTGTCGTAGTGCAGGGTGGCGGTGGTCTTGTAGTCAACAAGATAGATATTGCCTTCATCGTCCGCAAAGATACCATCTATGGCTGATGCAAAGTTTTCTCCATCCGTTACAAGATACTCGGATGCGACATAGTGCAATCCGTATGAGACTAACATATCGGAGAAGGCTTGAAGCTCCTCTGTAGGATTTGGGTACTTCTTGATGTCAGCGTCAAAGATTGAGCAGAAGGTCTCAAATGTGTTGTGTATGAGACCTCCACGCTCTGCTGCCTTCATCAGTACGGATTCTGGAATGTTCTTGTAGGTGTCAGGGAAGGCTTTTTTGATGAGCGTTCCTGTTACACCTTTCAGTTCCTTCTTGCCGAGGAAGTACTGATGAGATTCTTCAATGAATGTAACCTTCGGTTCATTTAACGTGATTTTCTTTACTTCTGTCATTATTGTATTCCTAATTGTTTTTTCTTAGCTGATACTGCTTGCATGAACTGAGGGTTGGCGGTAAGCGGCTTGTAAGTTTGGACTACCCATATCAGGTTGTCCTTATTAACACATCTACTCAGATACTCCATGCCTTCATTCAGGTCGTTTGGGTGATACTGGGGTGTTGCTGACTGCTGGGCAGGTTGAGCGGCTTGTGCTTGTGGGCTTGCTTGCTGCTTCGCTTCCTGATGCTGACCATCGTTGGTCGTATCGGAATCTGCATTATCGTCAATAGCCAAGAGTCCGTTGAGGGCATACTTCCTTGCATAGGATGATGACGCTCCAGTAATCTGACTGCCGTCCATACCCTTCTTGGTTTCCTCTTCTCTTGCCCATCCAGTAGATGTCTCGTACTCGCCCTTCTCATTCTTGATAGTAGCGGTAGCCTTCACGTAGATGCGGCTGCCAACCATTACAATATCATCTGTAATGATGAGGGTACATTTCTGCTTTGCTAGCAATGGCTTGACGGATTCAAGAATGTCCTCTGCCTTGCGGTACTTGTAGCCACCGAACTTATTGTATTGTGTCTTCGGGGCTTTTAGTTCAGACTGGATTGTAATTAATTCCTTCATATCTAATTATGTATTAAGTTTATCAACCATGTCTCCACTCCCAATACTTACAGGAGTAATCTGTCCTTGGGTCTGCCTTTGGATCCTTGCATGAGCCATACAGCATGCAATCATGGCATCCCCTAGCTCTGAATGTTACCATAATCGTATTTTTTTAGAAATTAAAAAAGCCCGACTATTCTCACGAACCATCGGGATAAGTTATCAACTATAAAAAATATGGTTTAAAAATGCAATCTATAATGTAGTTATGTACTTTCCATTGAAAATGGCGGTGGTGTCCGAGGCACTTAGTTCCACTTCACCACCGCCCCTAGTGAGCCGAGCCACGCTTTCGCCTAAGGACATCAACTAGGTTCCACTCTGCATTTATGGAGGCTTGTGACTCCCAGCACTCGTCTCGCACATATCTATTATGAGTATTTTTGAAATTAGCGAATATCATGCTGGCTGCATTAGAACCGAATTGTAGTTGTGCGCTCCTACCTTTCTGCTACATTATCTTTAATGGTCACGGCATAAGGTCTGCATCCTCACAAGTGAACTCCAAGACGTTCCCATATCCACCTATAGTGTAGGTAATAGCCTTGCCACATCCTCGTCTAATCGTATGTTGTGGTTGCATACGCTGCTTTTGGCTGCGAGTACCTCTTTAGGAAGGTTTATCCTATCCGATACGAAGCCTTGGAATCAGGCTGTTGGGACGCAAGGTGGGACTCGAACCCACGACATCGAAGGATGGGGAACCTTACTGCTCTGACCATCTGAGCTACTTGCGTCAATAACAACTATTACAAAACATTCCTGGCTGGTGGTGAGTGGAAGTAGTGAACTTCAAAAAACCTCCACTATAACAAACAATATCAACAACGCTAATTATATTTTTTATCTATTATGAATTTATTTGAGGTTCACTCACCATATTTTATTTGCCCCATTCCTTGAATGAGCGGTAAATCTCATTTGTCATTACGCAAAAAACGAAAATTGACAATAATAACATGACTGTTTGGAACATATTTATACTTTTAATGGGTTGCACAATAGGCTGCTGCCTCTGATTCTATCTCTGCCATACTCTTCGAGCGGTTCTGCATCATCCAGCCTTCCAACTCGCTCTTCTTGAAGTAGAGTCGGTTGACGTTCGGCTTGTAGCAAGGTAGGATGTGGTTCCTGACATTCATCCTGACTCCTTCTACGGTCATGCCGAGTATAAATGCAGCTTCCTTGATGTTGAGCATTGACTTAGCCGCTATCATCGAATACTGCTCGATGCGGTCTAACTGCTCTTTTATCTCTTGTTCTATCATATCAGTTGAATTTGATGGTTTACTGACAGGCACCAGTTGTCTTTGACGACTCTGTTCTACCAGTGCCCTTACTGCTGGGAGTACATTCCTGCTCTATTAAGGGGAGAATGCCCTTCGATTTGAGTGCATCATATAGGAATATTCTTCCCTTGGTTGTCCACTCGGTGTTGTACTTCACATCATGTCTTCCGTCTGAACGGATGATGTCAACTGCCCTGCTATGGACATAGCCGCCAGTAAGGAACTGTCCGTACAATATCCACTGACCTCGAACCTTATGCTGAATCTTCATAGCTTCCAGTTCCTTGTTCATCTTGATGGCACTCATACCGTAGTCCTGCGCTATCTGGGTGATGGTCAGGTGGCATTGCTCTGCAAGATTTTGTCGTAATAGCTAACCTTTGGCAGCATATCGGTAATCTTGTTGCCAAGTTCCATGTTCACCTTGCTGATAGTGAGGATGGTTGCTTGCTGCTGCTTGTTCTCCAAGGCTAGCTTCTCACGCTCTTCTTCTGCCTTGACCAGAGATTTGAGAGCTTCGAGATAGTTCTGTGGGACGGATGGCTTGGATTGCTCAATCTGTCTCTTCATAGCGTTGAAGGCTTCAATGTATTTCAGTTTGAACTCCATCGCCTTCTTTCCGTTGAATCCCATAGCCAGCAGAGTGAAACCATCTTGGTTCATAATGAACATAGGATAACTCTGTTTGTTCTGCTCATTGATGTAGGTCGTTTCCTCAAACATCGGGGTCTCGTCATTTTTAACGATACCCCCTTGAAGCATCTTCCTTATCGCTTTGAGAACATTATCATGAGGCTTTTCAAAGACCTCAGCAACCAGTTTACTATTTGTTAGAGGTTGGTTGCTTTCACCTCTGTAAACGATTTCATTCATAAGTTTCCTCCAGTTTTAAAATCGGGCGGTAGTGTATGAAACAGAAAGTGACAAATTTTCATTTTATACATTATTATATCTACCGTTGCCCGATTGTAATTTTTATTTTGTACCTTTGCAGGTGACAAATTTTTATTTTAATTTAATTCAATTTCGTATGAAACAGAAAATCATTGCAATCACACGCTCAACAGATGAGCTAAATGATTTGGAGAGTTATCTTAACTCTATTGTCAGTGACTTCAACCTCAAAGGGTGGAAAGTATCAAGTTTATCTACTTGCGATAGTACACAAGTCTCACATTCTGGTCGTGAAAATCATAGAATAACAATATTGTTACTTCTTGATAAAATCTAGTGTACTCTGTGCTCTGTCCAAATCTACTATACAATCCAACGATTCTGAATGAATATTCACAAGATGGTCGTATCTTTTAGATAGGTAGAGCCTAATTTTCCATTCCCAGATTGGCGAATTGTAAATCCATTCAAAAACTTCTTCAAAGTTGGTTTCACGTTCGCCAATCATTCTTACGAGTTTATACCTCAGCCATGTTCTGAATAATCTCTTAATCATACTCACCTCCTTCCTAATAGAACACGACCTTTTCGGTCTTTACTCCTCCGAAGTCATTCAAAGCATCTTGCCTGATGTCCTCGGACTGCTTGCTCTGACTCCGAAACGCAAGAGCGTTGAAGATTGTCTCTCTGCAACAACCATATCGCTCTGCAAGTTTTTTTCGTCCTTCAAGCGGAACTTTGATAATTTTTATCTTTTTTACTTGCATAACTTAATTTTTTGTTGTATTTTTGCTTTTAATAATTAAGCACTTATTGTTTACGAGTGCAAAGGTATATAATATCTTGCAAAAATGCAAGACTTTTGTTGAAAAAGTTGCGCAAATTTGCAATATTTAATTATGGTATAAAAATGTAAAATGTATGGAAGTATCTGTAATAGAACGCATTAATGTTGTTTTGAAGCATTTTTGTAAAACTCCAAATGGTCTTGCAAATATGCTTGAAATGATTCCGAGTACGGTTAATAGACAATTAAAAGGAGACCAAGCTTTGTCGTCTAAGGTGATAGAGGGAGTCCTTTCTGTCTTTCCTGACGTTTCTGCCGAATGGTTATTGCGTGGAAAAGGCGAAATGCTTATTAGTGAACAAATGACTCTTGCAAAAATGCAAGATGCTAAAGGAAGAGAATCTGATGTAGTAGAACATGATTCTGTCTGGAAGGCAAAGTATGAAGCTATTAAGGATTGCTACGATATGTTGGTGTCTAATCTTGGCGGTGTTATGGGTAAGAGAAGTGTTGGATAATTAAAATGTTTAACTAAACAATATCATTATGGTAAAATCAATCAAGAAGACGGCTACACTTGCCGCCATCGTCCTTTGCATGGTATCATGCAAGAGCAGCTACTATCAAGTTTATGAGGTTTCGACTGACAACCTAAAGACGCAGGACAACTCGCTTGTCTATGAGAATGAGGACTGCAAGGTTCTCTACAACCTATGGTCTCTGGACGGAGAGTTAAGATTCGCAGTGCAGAACAAGACCGACAAGGACATCTTCGTCAACATGGGTCAGTCGTTCTACGTAATTAACGGCAAGGCTGTTGACTACTATCAGGGCAGAAGCTATACGCAGCAGGAGTACAGCCAGACCGCTGCTGTAACAACTTCCGCATTTGCAAAGAGAAGTGGGTATGGATTCTGGGGAAGTGACGTGTACGTGGAGCGAGATGTTGCGAGCGCAGTGGCAAACATGCTAAAGGGGACAAAAGCCACATCAAGCAGCGTGACGATGAAGGAGAAGGAAATCGTCTGCATCCCTGCCAAGTGCTACAAGGTGTTCGGGTATTACAAAGTTTCCCCTTCTTTTATGCAGACATGCAACAAGGACAAGGACTTCCCTGGCAAAACATGCCAAGTGGGAATCTATTCAAAGGACAACACGCCTATAGACTTCAAGAACAGAATCGCCTACGGCTTCGACAAGAATGAGGTGGCAAGCAAGCATATCGACAACGAGTTCTGGGTTACCAGCGTTACCAACTACTCTAAGAGTGCAGCCACAGAGAAGTCAAAGGAGAAGACGGAATGCTATGGCGTGAAGTCTTCCAAGAGCGAGAGGGTATTCAAGATTGGGGGTCCAGACAAATTCTATAAGTATTATGAGAACAAGGGCGTATCTGGCGGATATGGCGGTTTCTAAAATATAAATTATGGAACAGAAAGTTAATGAAACAAAGAATGTAGAAGGACAGAAGTTTTCTACAGATTGGTACGAAAAGCAGAATCCAACTAATAAGGATGGTAATGAGTTGAACGGCTTTACGTCTATATTGTTGTGGCTATGCGCTGTCTGTCAGATTTTTCGCTCATTCATGGGGATTGCAACAGGCTTTATAATGATGGGCTTGGATTCTAATGCTGGAGCATTGAAGATTTTAGGTAGCGTGTTGAGTGTTTTGATTGCTGTAGCTATCATTTTGATAGTTAACAAGAAAAAGTATGGAATCTACGCCTTCTTCGCTATTGAAATCATCTATGTTATCCTAGGTGGTGTCATTGGCGGTGGAACAGCGTATGTTTTAGGACAATATGCTTTTGCTGCCTTGTTCCAAACAATATTGTTGTCTATTCTCCTTTGTTTTAAAAAGAACGGAAAGACTGGATGGAAGGTTGTTCTTGGGAAGTAGTATGTTTTTATTTTCCCAACTAAGAAAAAAATATTTTCCCAACTGGAAAAGTAAAATGGCAGAGATAACTAATGAACAGGAGATATGGGGTATTCTTCACGACCACGTATCTCCTGATGATGTTTGGAAGAAGAGTGTTG